TTAGAAAGTGGAAGTTCAAGTTTAAATAATTCTTGTATGAATGGTAAAAGTGATTATTTAGATATTTACACTCATTGTAAAAATTTAAAAATTTTAGCTTTATTTAACCAAAACCATCACTTAGCAGGTAGAGCATTAGTATGGACTATTATAGATGAAGAAATAGATGGATCAGAAATTATCTTAATGGATAGAGTTTATGTAACTCAGGATTATTTATATGATTTATTTATAGAACATGCTACATCTAATAAATGGTGGTATAAACAAGATTATAAATCTATGCATAATAAAACTGCTTTTATTAGTTCTGAAGGAAATGTTTTATATAGAAAGTTTAAAATATATACTGATACAGAATTTGACACTTATCCTTATATAGATACTTTTCAATATGGTGATGATGGTTTTTTAACAAACAAAGGTGATTATCAATATGAATATTGTGAAACAGGTGGTGAAAGATCTGGAGGTGATGTTTATGATGAAATTAACGATGAGCATATAAGTGAAGATGATGCAGTAACAATAGATCGTGGTGAATATGCAGGTCAAAGAACACATATAGATAATACTGTATTTGTTAATGACAATTATTATTGGAAAGACAGTGAAGATATATGTTATATTGATGGTGATTACTATCTTAGAGAAGAGTGTGTATGGTCTGAATATGATCAAGAATACTATTTAGAAGACGATTGTGTTTTTTCTGAACATCATAGCACATATATATTAACATCAGAAGCTTATGAAGTTGATGGTAACTATTATCATCAAGATATTGTAAACAAATTATAAATTATTAAACAAAAAAATTATGAACAGATTACAAGAATTAAAAAATGTATTAAAAGTACAAACTTCTTCTTATGACCAATGGAGAATGTTTGCATTTATAATAAGATATATTACTAAATTTAACAATATTTCTTATTACACAGATAATGGTAATGTATACATTACTAAAGGAAATGCTAACTCTTACCCTTGTGTAGTAGCTCATATGGATACTGTTCACCCTATTGTAGAAGATTTATCATTATTAACTATAAATGAGAACATTACAGGATTTAATAATGTTACTATGACTCAAACAGGTGTAGGTGGTGATGACAAAGTAGGTATATTTATAGCCTTACAATGTTTAAATCATTTTGACAATATTAAGTTAGTCTTTTTCAGAGATGAAGAAGTTGGTTGTCAGGGATCTTATCTAGCAGAAATAGACTTTTTTAACAATGTTAATTTTGTTTTACAATGTGATAGAAGAGGTAATAGTGATTTTATTGTTAATGCAGGAAGTGTAGAATTATCTAGTAAAGACTTTCAAAATGACATTATAACTGTAATTAAAAAATATGGATATTCTTTTGAAAATGGTATGATGACAGATGTTATGGCTTTAAAAGAAATTGGATTACCTGTCTCTGCAGCTAATATTAGTTGTGGGTATTACAATCCTCACATGGAAAATGAGTATGTTAATATTCCAGATGTAATGAACTGTTTAGATATGGTTATAAATATCATTGCTAGTTTTGGACATAAATCATACTATCATGTATACAATACAACAGTGTCTAAAAATAAATACAAAAACTATAATTATAATTTTTTAAAAACTAATTATGATATTTTAGAAGATGATTATATTTTTGACACAACAGATTCTTATACATTTAACAAATCAGAAGAAATGGATTATAAAAAAGAATATTATTATTGTAAAAATTGCTTAACTTATGAATATAAAAGTAGTTTGCACAATGATTTATGTGATTTTTGTATGAAATATGAAACTGAAAAAAACAATTGTTTTCTTTAAATAACTAAATATGACTAACAACGAAGAAATATTTAATCAAGGATTAGATATACTAAATAAATTTAAATTAAATTGGAACGTAACAAAATTACCTTTATTTTCTAATTTAGAAACTGACATTTTACCCACCAATTCTTTTGGTATTTTTAGAACAGATACAAATGAGTGGTTAGGAACTCATGGTAAAAATTATGTTCCTTTGCAAAACTTTGATTTAATTAATACAGTATTAACTGCTTCACAAAACATTCAAGACTTTAATTTACAAGAAGTTAGAGCTGGAGTTTTTTTAAAAGGTAGAAAAGTATATATTCAATTACCATTAAAGAGTGAAGAAATAGGTGCTTCTCAAGTTGAAAGATGGATTACCGCATTAAATTCTCATGATGGTAGTACAGCAGTAGCTTTTGGTTCACAACAAACAGTAATTATTTGTCAAAATACTTTTTATAAAGCTTATAGACAATTAAATAAAGTAAGACATAACTTAAATATGAATCAGAAATTAGAAGTTATGGCAGAAGATTTAAATGCTTCTTTACTATTAGATAAATTAATGGTAGATGAATTTAAGTCTTGGATTGATAAGCCTATTACTACTAATCAAATAGATGCTGTATTAAAGTCTATAGTATCATTAGATGATACACAAGATTTAGAAGACATAAGCACTCGTAAAAGCAATCAAATCAAAAGAATTAATGAATCTTTTGAAACAGAGTTTGCTACACAAGGAGAAAACTTATGGGGATTATTTAATGGAGTAACTCGTTACACTAACCATAATATGTTTCCTAATAAAAGTCAAAATAGTATTCAAGAAAGCTTAATGCTTGGGCAAGCAGCTAAAATTAATGAAACTGCTTTTAATCAAATACATGCATTTGCAAATTAATTTAAAGTAATTAAAGTAGTGGGAGTAAAATCCCACTATTTTTATTTTATTAACAAAAAAATTTAAAACAAATGAAACAAATTACAGCAGTAAACTGGTTAATTAATAAACTTATAACTGAAAATGAAGTTAGCTTGAAAGGTGAGAATTATAAGCTATTTGAACTAGCAAAAGAAATAGAGAAGAAACAAATGGAAGATGCTTGGTATGCAGGAGATGAAGATGGCGCAGTACATGAGTTTAAACAATACTACAAAGAAACTTATAAATCAGAATAATTATGAAACAAGTCACAGCAGTAGAATTATTAATACAAAACATTGTAGAAGACCAAACAATAAAAGCAAAATCAATGTCTGAATGGGTTATAGTATTTGAAAAAGTCAAAGCAATGGAGAAAGAGCAGATTATTAAAGCTGTTTACCACAATTGCAATGCAATGTCGCATTCTGATTTAGACTGCGGAGAAGAATATTACAATAAACAATTTAAAGATAAATAATTATGAAAGGACAATATGTTATTATAGACCTTAAAAATATGGAAGTTATGAAAGATTATTGGGGAAATCCAATATACTACACCACAGAAGAAGAAGCTTGTGAAACCTGCGGAATGTATGAGTTTGAAAATGCTTGGGTAATGCAATTAATTTATAATCACATAGAAAAAGATTAATATGAAAAATATACATATATTACTAACGGACAAACCAAGTAGGATAGTAAAAAACACTAATAACCAAATAAAATTAACAATACAAACATTACCTAAAGATTTAGAACTAGGTTGTTATCCTCAATACATTTACATCACTTCTGATGAAAAAATTAAAGAAGGAGGTTGGCATTTTAATTTAGCTTTAAATTTAGTAGAAAAAACTACATCTTTTCATAATGGGCTTTTATGTGAAAAAATCATTCTAACAACAGACCCTCAACTTATTGCAAATGGGATTCAAGAGATTGATGAAACATTTTTGGGGTGGTTTGTTAAGAATCCAAGTTGTGAGAGTATTGTGGTTGAAAGTTATTACAGAGTAAAATCAGGAACTATTCAAGAACATAAAGATGGTATTGCAGGATATGAGTATTATGAATACAAAATCATCATTCCCCAAGAAGAACCTAAACAAGAAACATTAGAAGAAGCTGCTGAAAAGTATGTAGAAGAAGATAACAACAATAGGTACTATAATGATTTTATAGCAGGTGCTGAATGGCAACAAGAAAGAATGTATAGTGAAGAAGAAGTATATAATTTGCTATGTTCTATGCCTAACTTTTTTAATATGACCATACCTCAACAAATAAAAGCAAGAAACAATTGGTTTGAACAATTTAAAAAGAAATAATATGAGTACAACATTCGGAATACCAAAAAAGCCTATTGATATAGAGCTAGGCGATGCAGATGGAATATACTACTACATCAATCCAGATATATTTGAGAAAGTATTTTTTAGAAGGTGCGGTAATAGTAGGTGGCTAAATGATTTGGCTAAATCTTTACCTGACGAAACAAAAGTATATGCTTTAGATAACACTCAGCAAGAAGTTTATACAATCTCAGATATTAAACAATTAATGAAAGATGCCGAAAGTAACAATTGAATTTAACACTATTGAAGAACAACACGAACTAGAGTTATGTATTAACGCCAGTAAATGGTATAGTATAGTTTGGGATTATAGCCAGTATTTACGCACTAGATTAAAGCATGAAGCATTATCAGATGACGCTTACAAAGCTATAGAAGAGGTTCGAGAAAAACTACATGAATTGCTAAATGATGAAGGATTAAAACTTGATTAAAAATTAAATAATGGACTTAAAAATAAAAGAAATAATTGAACAAATAAAATTACTTGATGAAAGTGATTTTTACAAAGTTAATAATGTAATAGATGAACAAGATTTGCATCCTGAAACAAAAAAATTAGCTAACTCTAATAGACGCATAATGACTTTTTTCACTCAGCTCTATTGGCAGATAAGACAGGAAAAAAATAAGTTTTTAAAGTAACTATTAAATATAAAAGTAACAAAAAAACATGAAAAAATTAATTACATTATGCATGATTATTATAGCCATGCAACTAAATTCTCAAATGGTTAAAACAACCCATGGTTGGAATTATTATTCAAAATCATACTTATTTAAAGAATATGGGGAAAAGCCAATATATTTTTCAAGAGTATCAAAGTTGTCATATAATGAAAATGATAATGGATTAATGATAATATACACAGATGGCCAAACAGAGACTTTTTATTTAACCCAGGTTGAACCAATATTTACGTCAAATACTGACGCAGGACATAAGTATGATGTACATGAAATGTTAAATTATACAACATATACTGGGTTATATCTTCAAATTATATTTGCTGAAAAAGTAGTAATGAGGTTATTTTACCCAAATGGATTTAGAGAATATTCATATTAACTTAACAAATAAAAATTAAACAAATGAAAGATTATTTAAAATTTAAATTAGAAGGTGCTGCAGAAGCAATTATAAGTCTACATGAAAATTTAGATCCTAGATTAAATGTAAAAGCCTTTGCTTATTATAATAACTTATCAAAAACAATTGATGTTACACTATATTGGAATAGTGATTATAACATTGATATTAATGAAGAAGTAGAAATGAGTAAAGATTTTATTGATATTCAAGATTTTAATGAATTTTGTTTTGAAGTATGGAATTTTATTGATGAATTAGAAAAGACTAAATATGATTCAGAGTATTCTCCTAAACAAATTAAAAAAGAATTTGAAGAAGAAATGAAATCAGAGTATTTAAGAGGAAATTAATAATAAAATTATGACACCAAAAGAAAAAGCACTTGAATTAATTCAAAAATACAATGTTGCAACGTGGATTAAGTTTGATGAAATAAAATATTTAACAACAATTCCTAACGCCAAAGAATGTGCATTAATAGCAGTTGATGAAATATTAGATGCTTGCAAAACTTATTTATCATCATATTATTTAGAAGTTAAAAAAGAAATAGAAAAATTATAAATTATGGTACCTAATGAATTATTAAATAGAATGTTAAATTTTGCAGAATCTATTACTGACCAATTACAAAAAGCAAAGTTAATTAATGGAGCATACAATACATGGTATTTAAATACTTCTAAACAAAATCCTTATTCTTATAATGATATAAAAAAAGAAAAAGTTTATTATGATGGTACTACTCCAATTTATTATTGTAAAGAAAATACTGCAATAATAAAAAAATTAAACACTGCTACAAAAAGAAAGTTAAAACAATAAAATAAATTTTATGAACTATGTAATTATTAAAAAAATTAAAGATCCTAAATCAAATAAAGAATTACCAGTTATTCTTTTAGACACTCATGGAGAAGTATTAGAGTATCATACAATTGAAGAAGCTGAAGAAATGAGAGCTAGATTTGAAGTTAATTCAGATTCAGGACATGTATACACAATTAAAAAAATTGGCACAATTTAAATAAACAATTAAAAATTATGGAAAAATTTCAAGTATTAAGTCCAGATAAATTTACTATTGATTTTCATAATCCTTATTATTCTTCTAAAGAAAAAGCACTTAAAGCTTTTAATCAATGGAAAAAAAGATATAAATTTCAAGGTTATTATAGTTCAACTGAATATGGAAAAATACCTTTAGAAAAATTAAAAGATTATATGTACATTAGTAAAATTAGTAATAACAATTTAAACAATTAAAAATTATGGGAAGATATTATTCAGGAGACATAGAAGGCAAATTTTGGTTTGCTTTACAAAGTAGTGATGCTGCAGATAGATTTGGTGTGGAAGGAGTGCAACCAAGTGAGTTGCAATACTATTTTACTGAAGAAAATTTAGTAGAAATAGAAGAAGAAATATTAAATATTGAACATTCACTAGGAAAAAAGAAACAAATTTTAGATGATTTTTTTGATAAGCAAACAGGATATACTGATAAAGATATTGTAGAACTTGGTGTATCTAGAGATGAATTACAAAATTATGCAGATCTTGGATTAGGAATTAAAATTAGAGATTGTATTATTGCCAATGGCAGTTGTTCTTTTGAAGCAGAACTATAAAAATTAAATAAAAGTTATGACTTTAAACAAATTATTAAATAAAACTAATCTTTATTATTATGATAAAGATACTTTAACTTTTAAAGTAGGTAAATGGTTATATGTATTATATATTTCAATTATATTTAATTTAATTATTATCGGTAAATTATTAACTAATAACCTTGATATTAACTTTAAATATATTTCTACAGTAAAAATATTACAAACAAAAAATCAAATTATCCAACATTTAGAAGTTAAAGATCAAGACACTGCAATTGAGTGGAAAGATTTTAGAAAAAGTTTACCTTTAACTATGTCTAAACAAGAAGAAAATAAATTACATTCTTTATATTTTAAATATAAAGATTTAATTAATTCTCACCATTGTCCACATAACTTATTATGGTATATTGCATTTAAAGAATCCAGATTGAATTTAAATGCTAAAAACTCTAGTTCATCTGCTCAAGGTATGTTCCAATTTATAAATGGTACTTGGAATGCTATGTGTAAGAAAGGAGGAATGGATATATCTGGTAGGTTTAATGAAGCTAAACAAGTGAAGGTAATGTGCATTTATCTTGATTTTTTATTCGAAAAATATAAAAATTGGCAATTAGTACATAAAGAATACACAGGTGGAGTTATACATTATAGACTACCTTATTACAAATAAATAAATTAACTATTAACAAATTAAATTATTAACATTATGCATTACTATTCAGAAAAATTAAAAAAAGACATTAGCTGTAGAGAAATTTTATCTTATGCAGATACTCACAGAGTTGGCTATATAAAAGCTAAACATGAATTAAAAGTAAAAGAAGTTCCTACTCCTAAGCCAACTAAAACTATTAGGCATTTTTCTAAAAATGATATGTTATTATTGGCTTTATATGGATTAAATATCTTAAAATTAGAAATTTAATTATGTATTATCTTGTAGAACTTTTTAACAATCAATCATTAAATAGACTTGTTAAAATAAGAACAAGTATAGATTTAATGGATTATATTAGCGAAGCAGATAAAGTAGTGGTGTTTTCTACAGTTATTTGCCCAAAAATCTTTGGCATATCTATACAAACTAAATCTGAAAATGATGCTTTAATGTTTGCAAAATTATTAGAATATGCTTCAAAGAAAAATAACAAATTAAATGATATTATTGTGGATTTATTAATTAAAATTCATTATAATAAATTTTTACAAATCACAGAAAAAATAAATAATACAAATGCTTAATTACTTTACAATAAAACCGTTTTTTATTAAAAATAATGAAGGATCTTTAGAAGAAATTACTAAAGGAACTTATTTATTACAAGAAGACTTTGAACAATTAAAAAGAGAATTATTATTCTATAAAGAAAGCTTTGAAAGATTAAACTCTGAATTAGATGAATGTAAAATAATCTCTGATTTATTAACTGCCAAGCTTTAATGATAGATAATATTCAACAACAAGCAATTCAAGCCCACATATCAAACAATTGTAGATCTATTATTGGATTGTCTGTGGGTATGGGTAAGACAAAAATTGCAATAGATAGAATTTTTAGCATAAGGGAAACAAACCCTTGTGCTAAAATTTTATTTACAGGTGCTAGAGAAATTTATTCTACAAACTTTTTATCAGAATTAACAAAATGGAATTGTAGTAAAGAAAATATAGATATGATATGTAATAAGTCTTTACATAACTATATAAAACACTATGATTTAATTATTTATGATGAAGCTCACAAAGAAACAACTAAAGTTTATTATGAGTTATTAAAACTTATAAAAATTAATTCTAATATTGAAATTATAGGATTAACTGGTACCCCATTATTAAACCATCCTATTTATAATATCTTACCTATATCTTATAAATATTTAATGCATGATGCTATTGAAGAAAAAATGTTAAATAACTTTGAAATGTATATTTTAAAGTATGATTTACCTGAAGATGAAAAAGCATTATATAAATATTATTATAAGAGATATTTAAATGCTCCTATGGTTAAACATTATTGCCCAGAATTAAATAAATTAAAGATTTTTTTAAATAATTTAAAAAGTAAAGTTAGTATAACAAATAAAATTATTGATAAAGAATTACAAGATAAAAAAATATTAATTTATGCTGGATCTATAGAGCAAAGTAATTTATTTAATTTTCCTGTATATAATTCTTCTTTGGATAAAGAAAAAAAAATTAAGATATATAATAATTTTTATAAATCAAAAAAAGAAAAGTTAGTAAATGTAGGTATTTTAAAAGAATCTGTTAGTATTCCTCATTTAAAATGTGGGTTTGTATTAGGAATAGATAGTTCAACTTCTTCTAAGCAACAACTAATAGGTAGATTTTTAAGACTAACTGTAGATGATTTATCAAAAATTTTCTTTATTGTAGCAAAAGATACAGTAGAAGAAAAGTGGGTACTAAATGGTATGGAAAATTTTAAACAAATAAAAATAATTAATATTTAATTATGACAACATTTAACAAAGAAACATCTAGATTAAGTTATTCTTCTCTAACTAGATTAATAAAAGAAGGTAAAGATTCTTTTCTAAACCCTGTTTATAGAAAATCTAATGCTTTAGAAAAAGGAACTGTTATAGATAAAACAGTATTTAAAGAAGAATTTACAGAATCAATATTAGATATATTAATTCCTAAACCTCAACCAAAGTCTATTATAGAATACATTATTGATAATAAAAAAGAATTTGACTTAGTTTGTGTAGAAGAAGCAAGCCAAGCAATGGAAGTTAAGTCTAAAAATTATCAAAAAATGTTAGATACAATTTTAGAGTATCAAGATTATATAGAATACTATAAAGATCCAAAAAATAAAATATTAAAACCAAACTATGATTTAGGTCAAGAAATTGGAAATTATTTATTAAAAGATGAACAGGCTTTATATTTATTTTCTAGTGGTCAAGCTCAATTTGAATATAGTTTTAAATATAGAGACTTTAACATATTTATTAAATTAGATTATTTAAGAATAGATCATGTTAATAAAGAAATAATTGTAACAGATTTAAAATCTAGTAGTTACCCTCCAAAGTTTCCTGATAGTGTTAAAAAATATTTTTATCATTTACAAGGTAAACTTTATTTAATGGGTATAGAGGATTTTATGGAAAAAAATAATTATAGTAACTATACTTTAAGACCTTTTCATTGGGTAGTATGTAATTCTTTAAAAGTAGATGAACCTTTAATTTATCCTTTATCATATCGTGATGAAATAGAGGGTAAAATATTAATTGATGATGCCTTAGATTTAATTGAAAAATATATTAAAAATGAATGGAAAGATATTGAAGTATCCTCAGAAGCCCCAATTTTTTAAAGAATTAGAAGAGTTAAAAATGACTCAGACTTCTTTATTTTTATTAAATCATATAAATATTTTTAAAAAAATAGCTAATAATTTGTCTATTTTAACATATTTGCATACTGAAAATTTAATTAATTCTTATTTATTTAATGAAGAAATTGAATATACTTATTCTAGTAATGTTATTTATTTAGTATTTAAAAAAAATATAAAATATAGTGATAATATTCTTTATAATAAAAAAAAATTAACTATTTTAGAGGTCTTAGAAGAAATCCCAGAAACTATTGATTATTATGAAGATGATATTGGTCATGTATTTACTGTTAAACCTGATAATGAAGACTTTGATAATCATATACAATTATTAAAAAAAGGATTATATTTAAATATGTCATTATTAACTTCTGTAGATACTGTTAGTGCATTTGTAAATAAATTAATTAGTAAGCAAGGTTTATATGAGATAATGCAAGCAGAATTAAATGTAGAAGATATACCTTATCCTTTCTTAAAACTTTCTAAAGAAAAAGAAACTTATAGTATAAATAATGCACAAGTAATTGATGCTAAAGATTTTCAAATATTAAAACAATTTATCTAATGAATTATATAATAACTAGAAATCAGCAATTTTTTAAGAAAATAGGTGATTATAATTACTGTTCTTTAGAAGATATGGTTTTACCTGAAACTATTGCATTAGATACAGAAACTACAGGATTTGATCCATTTACAGACTCTATATTTTCAATACAAATAGGTACTGGCACTAATAACTATCTTATAGATTTACAAACTCATAAAGACAATATTATTCTTTTACAAGAAGTAATACTTTTTATTGAAAACAAAATAATAATATTTCATAATGCAGCATTTGATTTATCTTTCTTTTTTGTAAAAAACTATTTTTTAAAAAATGTAAGAGATACAATGTTAGCTTCTATGATTTATTATAATGGAGATCCTTCTATAAGAAATTCTTTTAAAGAATGTATGAATAGGGAATTAAATATTTATTATGATAAAACTGAACAAGGTAATATAGCTACAGTTCAATTATCTCAACCTTCAACTATTGAATATTGTTTTAATGACGTAGATAAACTAATAGACTTACATAATAAATATTTAGAAAAATTAACAGATTATAATGCTTTAGAAACTTATGTTTTACATTGTAGCCATATAAGAGCTTTAACTTATATTCAATTATGTGGATTGCCTTTATCTAAAGATGCTTGGCAAAACAAAATGGATATTGACTATAAAAAATATAAAGAAGCTGAATATATAGTCAAAGAATATATTTTTGATAACCTTCCTAAATATAGAAATTTACAATTAGAATTATTTTCTACTGAAAAAAAAATTAATTGTTTATTATCTTCTTCTCAACAAATGATACCTATATTTAAAGATTTAGGTATTAATGTTGAAGTAGATGAAAAAGGAGTTGTTAAAGAAAGTATAGAAAAAACTGTTTTATCTAAATCTAAACATGAATTTGTAAAATTATGGTTAAATTTTAAAGAAAATGAACATAATGTAACCACTTTTGGTAGTAGTATTTTAAATAAAATACAACCTGATAATAGAATATATACTAGATTTAACCCTATATTAGATACTGCTAGAATTTCTTCAAGAAAAGGAGAAATAAACTTTTTAAATTTTCCTGCAACTAAAGAAACAAGAGAATGTTTTATAGCTAATAATGGTTATAAAATTATAGTAGCAGATTATGCAGGTCAAGAAACAATTGTAGGTGCTGATATTACAGGAGATTTTGCTATGATTGAATCTATTGTAGATAAAAAAGATTTGCATTGTGCATTTGCCAGAGTTTTATATCCTGAAATAAAAGATTTAACTGATGCAGAAATTATTAAAGAACATAAAGCTAAAAGAAATGCTTCTAAGGGTCCAAGATTTTGCTTTCAATTTGGTGGTACGGGTTATACTTTAGCACTAAATGAAGGCTTACCTATAGAAGAAGGTATGCGAATTGAAAGTTTATTTAAACAATTACATTCTGGTATTTATGAGTATGGTAATAATAAATTAAAAGAAGCTATTAATAAAGGATATATTGAATATGCTTTAGGATTTAAACTTAGATTACCTAATTATAAATATTTTATGTCTGCACATGCTGATATTTTAAAATTTGATAATAATTTTTGGGAAACTTATAGGTTAGGTAAAGCAGAATATAAAAATAAAAAAGAAGCAGACAAAGTATTTGATTATTATGAAGTTAAAAATTATGCTGCTTATGAATTATTTTTAAGTAATAAACATAAAATAAGTGATTACTTTACTTTAAAATCTCAATATCTTAGATTATGTTTAAATGCACCAACTCAAGGAACTGCAGCACACCAAACTAAATATGCTACTGTATTGTTATTTAATGAAATAGAAAAAAATAATGACTACTGGAATGTTAGAATTGCTAATGTTATTCATGATGAGATTGTCCTAGAAGTAAAAGATTCTTTATGTGATAAATATAAAGTTATTTTAGAACAAAGCATGATTAATGGAGGTAATTTATTTTTAACTAATCCAGTCTTATTTATGAGTGCAGATGCTAATGTAGCAGAATCTTGGTACGCAGCTAAATAGTATAAAAAAATTAATAACTTTTAAAATAAAAAATATGAAAAACTAATGAGTAATAAACAAAGAAGAAAGGGACATCTATTAGAACAATTAACTGTAAAAGATCTAAGAGATATTTTCCCAAAAGCAAAGACTTCAAGAAATGCATCTCATTTACTTGATAGTTGTAAAATAGATTTAGCTTTTTTACCTTTAAATATTCAATGCAAAATGGGTTATTTAAATAATAGACCTAAATGGGATGTTTTAAGGGATGAAAGCAAAGAATTATTAGAAAAAAATTATCCAAAAAATGACTTAATACATAAAAATCCTTTTATTTTAAGACATAAAATGGGTAGAACAGACATTGCTTCTATGGATTGGAAGTTTTTTTTAGAAATTTATAAATTTTATGTTACAAGCAACCCAAAACAATTTGAAGGATACCGCTAATTTACTTAGAAATAAAAAAAGTAATTTTAGTATGTTACCAGAATTATTTATTTTAGATAAAAAAAATAATAAAGAAAATGTAGATACATTGATAAACAATTACGAAATTTTTGTATCTTTGTACTCTCAACATTTAGCTAATCTTGAATACAAAAAAGTTTGTCAAGAATGTGAGTAAATGTTATTTAAAATTATTCAAACCAATTGATTAAATTATAAATGATTACAGAAGAAACAGTAGGTAAATTATTAATCAATTATCCTAAATGTAAATTTCCAAACCCTTTATTAAGGAATGGATTAATACGATTTATTGATAATAATGAATCAAACACAGATTTATCTAATTTTGAAATAACAAATTTAGGTTTAAATGTACTTAACGGAACAAAATATGTAAGTGAAATAACTGATGATTTTGTTGAAAATTATTATGAAAAATTTACTCAAACTATGTTAGGTATTAATAAAGTATCTTTTAGTCCAAAATCTTTAATTAAAAAAAAGCTAGAAGTATTTATTAATAAATATAAAACATCTTTTGATGAAATTTTAAGAGCAGTAGACTTTTACCATCAAAACATTAGAGATAATGGAAATCTTGCCTTCTCCCTTGATGCCCAATACTTTATAGAAAAAAATGGTGGAAGTTTGCTTTTAGACAATATACTAGAAATGCAAAAAGGAGTATTTATTAAAAATGATAAATTAATATTCTAATGGAAGTTCTACAAACAATTAAGGAAAATAAACAAAAAGTTATTGAAGGATACATTAATTGTATTCCCAATCCTTTTAATGGTATGAAAAAATATTTTAGTGGTATTTTTCCTGGAGCATTAGTATGTATTACTGCAGAAACTTCTGTTGGTAAAACCTCTTTAGCTAAATATATTTATGTATTTAGTGTAGCAGATTATATATTGTCATTAAAAAACCAATCTGATTTAGATTATGTTTGTTATTGGTTTGGTCTAGAAGAATCAGTAGAAGAATTTGAGATTAGTATTATTCAGTATGCTTTAGCTAAATATTACAATGTCAATAAAACTCAAGATGAATTATTATCAAGAATTAATCCTTTAGATGAAGAAACTATTAAGTTAATAGAATCTAATATAATTCAAGATTATTTTAACTTAGTTAAAAAATTTATAATATTTGATGACCGCACATCAAATCCCACAGGTATTTATAAACAATGTAGGAATTTATCTTATTCTAGAGGCAAACATATAAACAAAACAATTGAAACTAAGGATGGTCCAATAGAGGTTTATAGTCATTATGAACCTAATAATTCTAATGAAATTGTAGCAGTAGTTATAGATAATGTAAACATTCTAGAACCTGAAAAAAATGATTTAGGAATACCATTGGATTTGTCTGGTAGTATAGACAGAATGGTTAATTCATATGCTAGAAAACAAATGTCTAAACATTGGAACTGGCATATATGTTGTGTTCAACAACAACAAATGGCTGCAGGAGATTTAAATCACTTTAAAGCAGGTAGATTAGAACCTGAGCCACAAAAATTAGGAGATAATATAAAAGTAGCTAGATCTTATCAAGTTATTTTAGGATTATTTTCTCCTTACAAACACAAACTAAACAATTATTATGGTTATCAAATTTTAGAATCAGATAAATCTCATGGGTTAGAAGATTGTTTTAGATCTATTCATATGTGTAAGAATAGGTTTGGAAGAACAGGTGTGGCTGAACCTATCTTTTTTAATCCAAAAGGATTTAATTTTGAATCTTTACCTGAACCTAAAAATAGTTTAGCAATTACAAATTTTATAAATAAAAAAAATCAAATTTTAAATGAGTAAAGAAAATTTTTTATTACCCACAAAACCCCAACAACCAACTGTAGTTAATCCAAGAACTATGGTTATTTTTTCTCAGAAAAAAACTGGTAAAACCCATGCACTTAGTCAGTTATCTAATTCTCTTATTTTAGATATGGAAGGTGGTGCAGATTTTTATGAATGTACAAAAGTTAATATGACTAATCTCAATGAGTTTGATACAATTATACAAGCTTTTTCTGAGCAAAAACCTCAGTATGATTATATTATTATTGATACAGTTACTTCATTAAAAGAAAAAGTTCTTAATCAGTTAGCAGTAAGATCTTACAATAGAGAAGAAAATAAAAATGAATCTCTTGATTTTGATGTAGATAAGTTAGCTTATGGTAAAGGTCAAGTATATAAAAGAGAAGCTTTATTTAAAATTATGGAATTTTTTACAAAGTTCTGTAAAACTTTAATAGTTGTAGGGCATGTGTCTGACAAATCAGTAACTTCATCTGGTCAAACTATTAAAGAATTAAATTTAGAAGGTAAACTCAAAGATTTATTAGCTTTAAGAGTAGATGCAATTGGATATATGTATAGAGACCCTGAAAATAAAAATAGTAATATACTATCTTTTACTCATACAGATGATGTAATAGGCGGATCTAGAAGTAAACATTTAAGAAATAAAGAGTTTAAAATTTCTGAACTTAATGAGAAAGATGAACTTGTAACTTTTTGGAATCAAATTTTTATTTAATAATTAACAATTTAAACAAATAATATAAATTTATATGAATAATAACGTAAAAACAGCTAGTAGTACTCCTGCAATTAAAAAATATTATGGTGTAGGATCTTTTCAACCTATTATGGTAAACCCAAATGGAAAAGATTTGGGTGCTTTTCTTAATAGACAAATAACTTCTGAGCCACAATATTTAACTACTAAAAATGTTGAAGGACAAGAAGTAAAGTCTTTAAGAATAGATATTTGGGGTTTGCTTCCTGCAGTAGATGTAAAAACTAAAGTAACTTTTTGGTTAGAAGGTAGATATGATGTTGCTAGATCTGGCAAAACTAAAATGATAAATGGTCAAGGTTTTGCTACATATGTAGAAGATTTGTCTGTTTTGAATAAAAACAAAACTTGGTATTATACTGAAAATGCAAGAAAATGTGTTAAAGGAGAAGATACAGTAGTTGAGTTTTTTGTTAAACTTATGAATTGGGAAACTGATTTATCTAAATATACTTTGAAAGATGGAGATACTCCTCAAATTTTCTTACCAATAGAAAATTTATTTAAAGGAGATTTTGCTGATTTGCAAAAATTAGTTTTAGATAATAAAACTATTAAAGTATATTGTGGTATTAAAAGTAGACAAGTAGATAACAATACTTACTATGATATGGAAATCTATTCTAAAGCATTTATGAGAGATAATCCTAATAGAAAAGGTGCAAAAGAAATTATAGATGCTTTAATGGGAGAGTATGGTGGATTTTCTGGTAACATTGCTCCAATATCTGAAACTTTAGAAGAATTTAATCCTGAAGAAATAAAAGCAAATACTTCTTCTCAAACTCAATCTAGTACATTAGCAGATAATCCATTTGCATTTTAATTAAACTTTATTATGATATATGCTTTAGATCAACAGTATGAAATATTTAGGCATTATTTTGGAAGTTTTGACTTAAAAACTAGTTTTAAAAATCCATTAAGAAATGATAAAACTCCTAAATGTTATTTTACAGAAAGAAATGATACTCTTTTATTTATGGACTGGGCATTTAATCCTACTCACTTAGATTGTATTGAATATGTAAATAAACTGTATAATTTAAGTGATAGAAAGTCTAGTATAAATAAAATAAATTTAGATTTAAAGTATAGTAATAAAGTTAAAGGTAATTTTTTAACTAAAATTAAAGGGGAGCACCAAAAAGCTCCTCTTTTAATTTTAGAAAAAAAACCTGTAATGGAACAAAAGTCTAAATATACTGGTATTATTAAATCTTTTGAAGATTATGAATTAAATTACTGGAATCAATTTCAAATTAATTTAAATACTTTAAATAGATTTGAAATTAAACCTATTAAGTATGTATTAAAGAATGATGTTATTAATTATTCTTCTAGCAAATTTAATCCTATATTTGGTTATTATAATAATGATGAATTATTTAAATTATACAATCCTTTAGGTAATCCTATGCAAAAATGGAGGACTATTAAAGCTATTCTAGAGGGTTATACTAAATTAGAGTATAAAACTAATGTTTGTTTTATTACTTCTTCTTTAAAGGACACTATGTGTTTAGATAGTTTAGGGTTTGATGCATTTAATTTAGCAAGTGAAAATAGTTATAAAATTTTATTACCAATTATAAATGATTTATTTAATAAATTTGAAGTTGTTTATGTTTATTTAAATAATGATGAAGCTGGTAAGAGATTTTCTAGATTATTAACCCTAGAAATTGATACTAGATTAAATTATATTAACAATCCTTCTTTTATGAGGGAAAAAGACCCTTCAGATGTTGTTAAATTTTTAGGTTCTAATGCATTATTAGAAATAATTCAAGAAAAATTACAAAGAGATAAAATTATTTTAATTAATAAAAATGAGTCACAATTATCAAACAAATAATACAGATTTTTATTCTGCTTATACTCCGCAACTAAACCAAATTCATTTAAAAAATAATGTAAACAATATTGAGGATTATCCTTTTAATGGTTGTATGTATGAAACTTTTGGGGAAGAATTTGATTTTGTTAAAAACTATCCTAGACAACATGTATGGACATTAATTGATGAAGGAGATGAACTAATAATAAGCTCTGGTTTACATTATATTAATAGAATAGGATATATTATTACTGAATCTCCTGCTACTTCAAAATTTGAAACTTTTAACATTTAATTTAAATTTAAAAAGTTTTATTTGTTAAAAACATTGTATATTTGTAAACTAAATTATAAAAATCAAATTATATGAACAATTTAATTAAATTATTTATTCTAAGTGAAGGTATTACTTTATGTTTTACAATTATTTTACTTTATAAGTATTTTTTCAATAAGAAAACACTTAAAACTGTAGAAAATGAAGTAAATAGATTAGTTTTTAAATTAGCTAATTCTTATGAAGAAAACCTTAAATTAGAAAACAAAATTATAGAGTTATCAAAAAAAATCATAACTCCACAAATTACTAAAACAGAAGTAACTTCTGAGTTAGAAAAAAATACACCAAGTAAAAAACCAAATACTTTTAGAAAACCAAGAAATACTAAGAAAATTAAAGAATAAATTACATAAAAAAACTTTGTAACGTATTTTTTAAATATAAAATAACAGGTTTACTCTTAGAATACATTAAATAGGTTTACTGTTTAATTAATATTATTTATTTATTTAGTTTGTAAGCTTAAAGATACTATGTCTTTAAGTTTACAAACTTTTTTTATTTTAATTTAAAACTATGCTAGAATACACAACAGAAGAATTAATATCTAAATATATTAATATTGGTTTAAACAAACAACAAGCAATTAGTGCAGCACTTATTGATGTAAACAATAGTAAAAGCTTAGAAAAGAAATTATCAATAATTTATAATAATAATAGTATAGAAATATTTGATAATCTTTTTTTAATTAAAAAAGAATTAGAAACATTATTAACTCAAACTCAATAAAATGATTGATAACTTAAATAAAATTTTACCAATACTCCAGTTTCAACCTGGATATTTTTTTGAAATAATTATCTATAAAAATGATAATTTAGATCAGCCTTATGAAAAAAATAATAACTTAATAAAACATTATATAATTAATAATTTAAATGAATTATTTTTTTATTATGATGAAATGAAAAGACTAGCAAACATATTTAATGGAACTGTATACATTAAATTAGGTTCTTATTCTAAAAAACAATTAGGATATAAAATGGTAGAAACTCTTTCTAATAAGTTTCAAAATAAAGATTTAGATTATTCTGATATATTTTTAACGTCTATTGAAAATATGAAACCTACTTTAAATTTTTATGTTATTAACTTGTATTTTAATAATTTATCCTTAACAAGTTTATTTAAAATAAGAAAAATTTTTAAAGATATTTTTCCAGGAAATGAAACTATTTTGCCTGAATTAGAGACTAAATCTGGTATGCAAATAATAACAAAACCTTTTAATATTGACAAACTTAAAATTCATCAAGAAGAATATTATAAATGTACTATTAAAAAAGATAATGTAGTAGTTTTGTATTGTAATAATAAAAATATATCATTATGATTTTAGCATTAAGTGGTAAATCAGGTTCAGGAAAAGATATTGTTGGTAAAATAATACAATATTTAACAGATAAAGATAAAGGAGGGTATTCACACCCTGATTCTCAAGATGATTTTGAGTCTTATTGTAAAAACTTTAAACAAAAATATTGCGATTGGGAAATAAAAAAGTTTGCAGGTAAAGTAAAAGAAATAGCTTCTCTTCTTACTGGTATTCCTATAGAAAAGTTTGAAGACCAAGAGTTTAAAAAAAAAGCTCTTGGTAGAGAATGGTGTTATCCCACAGAATGGCAAGGAAGAGAACATTGGGTAGAAATGACTTCAAGAGAGTTTCTTCAAAAACTTGGCACAGAAGCAATGCGTAATGGATTACATACTAATGTATGGGTTAATGCTTTATTTGCTGATTATGTGTCTAAATTTAATCCTACAAATACAATATTAGATGAAATGTCTGATATGTCTTATAAAAATTATTATCCTAATTGGATAATAACGGATTTACGTTTTAGTAATGAACTAACAGCTATAAAAAAAAGAGAAGGTATTACTATTAGAATAAATAGACCTGAAATAAACCTTTTAGACCATCCAAGTGAGACAAGTTTAGATACTGCAGAGTTTAATTATACAATAGATAATTCAGGTACTATTGAAGAATTAATTAAAAAAGTTAAAGATATTCTTGTAAAAGAAAAAATCATATAATTAATAATTTTTTTATAGATTTGCAACCCTTTTTTTCCTAAAAAAAAAATTATTATTAATATTTAAAAATTAACAAAAAAAATGAATCAAAATGAAACAATCTTTGAAAAACAAGATATTTTTAAAAAGAGAGAAAACATATTACCTTATGAATATCCTGAACTTTTAGAATATAAAAAAGCTATTAGACATTCTTATTGGCTAGAATCAGAATTTAACTTTACCTCAGATATAAATGACTTTAAAATAAAAGTTAATGATTCTGAAAGAGAGGCTATAAAAAGAACAATGTTAGCTATTGCTCAAATAGAAGTTAAAGTTAAAACTTTTTGGGCAGATATGTATAAAAGAATGCCTAAAACTGAAATTGGAGATGTAGGTATGACCTTTGCAGAAAGTGAAGTAAGACATAAAGATGCTTATGCTGAATTATTAAATGTTTTAGGCTTACAGAAAGAGTTTGAAACCTTAATAGAAGTTCCTGCTATTAAAAATAGAATTAATTATCTTACTAAATACTTAGATGGAACTAGAAGTAAGGATAATAAAATGTATACAAAAAGTGTACTTTTATTCTCTTTATTTATAGAGCATGTTTCTTTATTTAGCCAGTTTCTAATTATGATGTCTTTTAATAAAGAAAAGAATCTTTTTAAAGGTATATCAAATGTAGTTGAGGCAACAAGTAAAGAAGAAGATGTTCATGGTAATTTTGGTGTAGAAATAATTAATATTATTAAAAGAGAAAATCCAGAATGGTTTGATGAAGAATTTGAAAACTTAGTTTATTCTGCATGTAAAAAAGCATATATAGCTGAGTGTCAAGTACTTGATTGGATATTTGAAAAAGGAGAGTTAGATTTCTTATCTAAAGAAACTATACAACATTTTATTATGAATAGATTTAATAATTCTCTTATAAAAATAGGAATGAGTCCTGTTTTTAGTCCTGATATTACTTTACTTGAAAAAACAATGTGGTTTGAAGTAGAGATAACTTCAACAAAAGAAGGGGACTTTTTTTATAAACGTAGCGTAGATTATTCTAAAAAAACTAAATCAATTACAGAAGATGACTTATTCTAAAAATTACTGGTTAAATGAGGAAAGTAGACTTTATTTAAATAGAGGATACATTACAGAAACTCCTGAAGAAAGAATTAAACACATTTCTTATAGTGCAGAACAAATTCTTAAAATAGAAGGTTTTGCTGATAAGTTTGAAAATTACATGCAAAGAGGCTTTTATTCTTTATCTACTCCTGTATGGAGTAATTTTGGTAAGAATAAAGGCCTTCCTATTTCTTGTTATGGGTCTAATGTAGATGACTCTTTAGATAGCATTTTAAATGCTGCAAGAGAAATAGGCTTAATGTCTAAATATGGTGGAGGAACATCTGCTTATTTAGGAAATATTAGATCTAGAGGTACTACTATATCTACAGGAGGAAAGGCAGATGGGCCAACTCATTATGCTAAAATTTATGATACAGTAATAGATACTTGTAAACAAGGAGAATCCAGAAGAGGTGCTTGTGCAATATGGCTACCTATAGAACACGAAGATATTGAAGAATTTTTAGAAATAGGTAGTGATGGTAATCCTATACAAAATTTACAATTTGGTATTACTATTACAGATGAGTGGTTAAAGTCTATGAAAGAAGGAGACACTGCTAAAAGAAAAATCTGGGCTAAAGTTATTGAAAAAAGAACTGAGTTTGGGTTTCCTTATTTAATGTTTAAAGATAATGCTAATAATAATTCTCCTTATAAAGAATTAGGATTAGAAATTACTGCAAGTAATCTTTGTTCCGAAATAATGCTTCCTACAAATAGCTTTGAATCATTTGTATGTTGTATTGGTTCTATAAATCTACTTCATTGGGATGAAATAAAAGATACAGATGCTATTGAAACTTATACTTTATTTTTAAATGCTGTAATAAATGAATTTATAGAAAAGTCTTCAGTACTTCCAGGTATGAAAAGAGCCTATAGGTTTGCAAAAAATCACAGAGCTATTGGTGTAGGAGTTTTAGGGTATCATTCTTTATTACAATCTAAATTAATTGAGTTTGAATCTTTAGAAACTAAACAACTAAACTATCAGATATTTAAAACTTTAAAAGAAAGAACTGAGCAAGCTAGTCAATCTTTATTTAATACTCATGGATATACTTGTAGTAGAGAGGGTTTTGCAAATACTACATTAATTGCAATTGCTCCTACAAAATCTTCATCTTTTATTTTAGGGCAAGTAAGTATGGGAATAGAGCCTATTAAATCTAATTATTTTATTAAAGATTTGGCTAAAATTAAAACTGTATATAAAAATCCTTTTTTAGTAACTGAATTAGAAAAATACAATTTAAATACTAATGAAATTTGGGAAAGTATTTTAAAGAATAATGGCTCTGTAGAACATTTAGATTTTCCTACAAAAAATGTATTTAAGACTTTTTTAGAGATTTCTCCTAAAGAAATTATTTTACAAGCAGCTCAAAGACAAAAGTTTATTGACCAGGCTCAATCTTTAAATCTAACAATACATCCTTCTGTACCAGCTAAAGATATTAATCAACTATATTTATATGCTTGGGAAGAAGGCATTAAGACTTTATATTATCAATTTAGTGAAAGTAGTGCCCAAAGTTTTGTTAGAAATATTTTAGAGTGTGCTTCTTGTAGTGGGTAATTATAAATAAATAATTATAATATGAAATTAACATTATTAGTTATAGGTATTTTATTATTATTAACCTTAGTTTCAAAAGAAGATTGTCCTTGTAATAGAGTGCATCACCCAAAAAGATTGGTTCTATTAGATTCTTCCAAAACTTTAGTAGGAAGAGTTAAAAAAGTTGAATCAGATCTTGATGGTGATATACATATTCAATTAAGAATAAAGAATAAAAGTTTATTATCCAAAAATAACCATAAAGATGAAAATGGGTGTATAGTAGGTGAAATTGTATGTGCTGCCCCATCAATATTTCCAATCTGTTGGTTTTATAAAAATAAAATTATAATTCCAACAGAAGGAGATAGTATTGAAATTGAAGGACCTTATGTTTTTGATAAAACACATGGTATTACAGAAATACATCCAGTAATGAATTTAAAAATTAAACACAAATACAATGAAAAAATTAACTGAAGATGATATAAGAGATATATCAATTGTAATAACTGACAAACTTGTAGAATTAGAATTAATTCCTGATTGTCTTGATACTGATAATGAATCTGAATTTGAAGTACAAGATATTATAACTGAAATTCTTACTAAAAAATTAAATTAAATATAATGAAAAAAATATTATTTATCTTATTATTATTTATGATAGTATCATGCTCTAAAGATTGTATATACGACAAAGCTCAACTAGATAAAATGTTTGAAAATGAAGTAAGAGCAGCTGGAAGTAATTGGCAAAAAGTTGATTTAATAATCCAGAAATATAATATAATGTATAGAGATGCTTGTTAATTTAATTTAAATGGAAAAATTTCAAAAAACTAAAACAATATTATGTAAAGATAATGGTAGAAGTGGCGATGCTACTTCTGCCAATTTTATTTTAGGGTGTAGAGACCAAAACAATAATCCTTATTGTCAATACTGTTATGTACATAGATTTAATAGACCAGCTGTTTATCTTAATACTAATATAAATGAAATTTTATTAGCTTGTAATAATTGGGTTAATACTAAACCTTTAATTAAAACTCCTAATCAAGTTCATAATAGTTTATACCTTGTAGATATTGGGTGTGATGTAGATATAAATAAATATTGGAATAAATATGATTGGAAAAGAGTATTTGATTACTTTAAAGATCATCCAAGAATGGGTGCTACATTTGCAACTAAATGGTATAATCCTTTGTTATTAAATTATGACTCTAATAAAAAAATTAGAATAAGACATTCTTTAATACCAGAAAATATTAGAACTCAAGTAGAAAAGTCTACAAGTTTAACATTAACTAGAATTAAAGGAGCTCAAAAATTATTTGAAGCAGGTTGGGAAGTACATTTTAACTTAAGTCCTGTTATTTATTATGACAATTATTTAAATGATTATAAAGAATTATTTAATATAATTAACAATGAAGTTAGTCAAGAATTTAAAGACCAATGTGGTTTAGAAATTATATTTTTAACTCATAATGCTAACTTAAATAAAATTAATTTAGAAAGAGGATTAAATGAATCTTTATTATGGAATCCAGAAATACAAGAAGAAAAAATAAGTAAGTATGGTGGAAATAATGTTAGATACAAATGGCAATTAAAAGAAAAATTAATTAATGAACTTACTCAATTAATTAATGAAGATTTAAAAATAAAAATTAGATATATATTTTAAAATATGGCACAATTAAATGCAAATACACCTTATATAGAATGTAAAATTAGAAAAGAATTTATAGGGCTAGAGGAAGACTTACCAGGGTTTATATTTGGAGTTAAGTCTGTTATAAACTATCCTATGTTATTTCATTTTCAGTCTAATATAGGAGCTATTATGTGGAATATGCCTATATCAGCATTTCAACATAAGGATGACTATGATGTGCTATCTGATAATGAACAAAAAAGACTTTCTCTATTAGAGAGTTGGGATTGCCAATCTAATGCTATTGCTACCACTTGTTTTAAATTATTACAACATAAAAGAGTGGATATATTTTGTAGAGATGGTAAATGGAGAAGTGGGATTTACTTATTCACTATTGATGACTATGTTTCTGATCCTAATATAATTAATGTAGGCTATTCAGAAGATTTAGACAGTAAATGCTTTCATTTTATTGAAATGGATTGTGGTAATTTTTGTATACACCCTAATAATTTATTAAGATGGCACAATGCAGATTTTATTAAACCTTATAGTAAAGAATCTCCTCCTAAAATAAAAATTAATAATCCGAGAATGTCTAGTGAAGATGTTGATATGACTTATGCAAATAGTCCTTATTATATTTATAGAACTGAAAATATTTAATCACAATTAATAAAATAAAATATGTTTTTATTTAAAACAGAAGTTAAAGTAGCTACTAATCCTAAAATGGGGTTAGGTTTATTTGCTACAGAATTTATACCAAAAGATTCTATAGTATGGAAGTTTGAAGAAGGAGTAGATATTAAAATTTCTATAGATAAAGTAAAACAAATGCCCGATGCTCAACAAGAATATTTTAATAAATATGCTTGGATAGAAGATAATTATTATTATTCTTCTTGTGATTTATCAAATTTTTTAAATCATAGTTATACCCCTAATCTAGATAACACTAAAGATGTTACAATAGCACTTAAAAATATTGAGCCAGGGGAAGAACTTTTTACAAACTATGCTGAGTTTGATGATTGCTTTGATGACTATAAAGATGAGTATTATTAATTTAGTAAAATATTTGTAGACCAAAAAATATTTAATATTATTAAAAAAGCCACCTTAATTGGTGGCTTTTTTTTATTTGTTTTTTTTTATTGTTTTTTCAGAATTTTCTTCAAATGTTTTTTATAAATCTTGTAATGTTTCATCAAGTTCTTGTAACATTTCATCTTGTTCTTCCTTGTCTTCTTCACTTTTATTAGGATCTCTATCTCCAAATTTATATGATCTATTATCAATAGCTTTTTTAGATAATAATTCAATAAATTTTTTATTTTTTCTTTCTTTTAATTTTTCTTTATCTTCTGCAAAAGAAGAAAAACTATTTAAAATTTCTTTATTTATACCTAATCCTATTAATTTATTTTTTAATAATGTTGATCCAAGAATTAAATCATTTTCCTCTGTTTCTTCATTATACACTAATTTAGGCTTTAAAAGAGGTAATTTTATTTTATTATTTTCTTTTTTTCCTGCTTTTTCTGCTACTGTTATTAAAAATTCTTTTTTTTCTTCAGTAATATTTTTTCTCATTTCTTCTTCATAACCTATAGTAGTAATTGGTTCTAAAATTTCTTTAATCTGAGATATAAAAGGTGCAAATTTATAAGCTTCTACAGTAAATTTCTTATAATCTATTCCATAAGCATCATCAATATCAAAAGGAACATAGTTTAATAGAAAACTAGATAAAGAATATTCTCCTGTTGCAAAAAACCAATCTTTTAGATTTAATATTTTTTTCCCTTCTTCATCTTCTTCATCTTCTGGCCACTCTAAAGATTTTAAAAACCCTAACAATAATATAAGTCCTAAATTTAAAACTCCAAAATTAAGTAATTTGTTAATTGATTCTACATCTGCAGTTAAACTTAATTTTAATTTTAAATAACCTTGAACTATGTTTAAATAATTTTGATCAATATCAAATTTAGTTAATATATCTAAATCAGCTTGAGTAAAATTTTCTTTTGTTTTAAATTTTTTATCAATTAAACTTTTAATATAATTAAGTTGTTTATTAAAATTAGGATTATTAGTATCTAAATTAAATTCTCCAGATATTTTAAAATTAACATCATCAATTGGTTTATCTTTAATATTTGTTAAATACCAATTTATAGGTAAATTTAATAAAATATTAGAACTTGTTTTTCTATTTGTATCTTTTCTAAATTTTTCATTATTATTAGCTAATTCTTTTAATTTTTTATTTATTTTACCTTCAGATTGAGTTAAAAAAGAAACTAAACGATTTCTTAAAAAATTTAATTCTCTAAAAAATTGTATTTTAGATACATTATTTAAAATTAATAAATTTTGATCTACATCTTTATTAAATTTAGCATCTTTATCAATAAATCTATAACCTGAAATAGCCATTCTATCAAAAGCCTTAGTTAAAGAATTTAAAATACTTGTTTCATAACTAGTAAAATTATTTTTAATTTTTCTAGAACCTATAGTATTTGTTAATGAAGTTAATACATAATCTTTAAATTGAAATAATATTAATCCTATTCCAGTATTTCTCCAATAAGCTTTATTAAAAATATTATACACCCCTTGAGATTTTTCCATTAAATTAGAAATATCATTTGACATAGTAATATTTAAAAATTCATTTAGTTCTACATCAGTTAAAGGGTTAATTCCTAAATCTTTAGGACTAGCTTTTTCAATATTAACATTAGAATCTATATCTAAATTATAATAATTTTTATAAGCTAAATTAGTAGTATTTTTTAAATATAAATTCTTAGGCAATTTAGTTCTATCTAAAACTATTAAACCATTTTCAATTTTTAAATATTTTTTTAAATTTTTTATAGGCTTTCCATTTTCATCTATAATTGGATTACTATTTAAATATTGAAATATTGTATTTTCTTCAATAAACTTTTCACCAAGATTATTAAGCATTTGAGTATTAGTTAAACCAAATTCCCTTGTTAAGATAGATTCACTTTCATCAAATTCTGTAAAACCTGTACCTCTATTTTTTCTTAAATTTTTTGAAATATGCTTTATAAGATTATTATTATATTTTGCTACATTAGTATCTCTTCCTGTAAACATATTTTTTAAAGCATCAAAAAAAGATAATCTAGTAGTTGAATTAGAAGGATTCCCAAAATTACCTATAAAACTATTTACAACATTGTTTAAATTAGTACCCATATATAACATTTCAGTATTATGAGTAAACATATTAATAACACTTTTAGCAAAAGTACTAGGATTTGTATGTAAAAATACTCCAAATTGACCAATAGTTAAGTTCATTATTGCTGATTGTATGTTTCCTTTTAGTAATTTACTAGATATTATTCCTAAAGTAAACCTTAAAGCACTTAATGATTTTGTTGGTTTAAAAAATTTATTAAACCAATACCTATCTTTAATTGTATTAATAATATTTGAATTAGTTACACCTGCCCTTGTTTCATTATAATCAGCAGTCATTCTAATCCAAGATTCCCATCTTATATTTGTTTCATAATTATATCTAGCTTGAGTAATGCTTTTTTGGTTAGATAAAAAATCTGTAGATAATAATAATCTATTATTTCTTTCAACTTCAAAAGGTTTAGGAATTTTATATTCTCCTAATAATAGAATATTATCATTAATTCTATTTTTATTTAATTTATTTTTTATATTTTCAATTAAGTTAGAAATTATTTTTTTATAACCTTTTGCAACTTCTTTTTCTAATTCAGCATTATTTTCTATATTTTTTTCTCTTAAATCTCTGTTAAAAAATTCTGATAAACTTAGTTTCCAAGCATTATATGCTCTTTTTAATAAATTAGATTCTGTATCATTTTTTAAAAAATAAAAAGGTTTATAAATTAAAGTATCTAATGCTCCTATATAAGTAAGATATAACATAACACTAGCTAATGGATTAACTGGTGATGCTAATGTTAAAGCTAAAGGAAAAGCCATTCTAAATATTCTATTATAAAATTCTCTATATTCTTTAGAATTACTTAAAAATGCAGCACTATTATTTATTAATACTCCTCCTAAATCATTAGAAGGCGTATTATGTTTTAAATTATCTTGTTTTATTTTTTCAATAGCAGTTAATTTTAATGTTGCTATTTCTCTTTCTTTAGGATTATTTGATTGAGCAAGTTTTTCTAAATTAATATAATCATTGTCTACAAAATTAATTCCTGCTAAAGATTTTTTATCTGATAAATTAAAAAAGTATTCATCACCTAACATTAAAAAATTAATATTATCAGTTTTAATTTCACCTTCAATATCTTGTAAATACCCTATATTATTTTTAAAATAATTCATTAATCCTTCTACATAAGCCATTTGATTTGTGTAAACAGGATTTTCAAAACCATTTATAGTTTTAGGAACTACTACAAATTTGTTAATTAAAGCAGCTTTCTTATTATCTATAATATTTTGAACAACACTTGCTAGTTGTGATGCACTAATAGTATTTTCAGTAAAAGCAAATTTATTATTAAAATAAGGTAAAGATTTTTTATTAAAATTTAAATTTGCTAAATTATTTTCTAATTGAGATATATAATCATTTTTATATTTTTGTAATATATTTTGATTATTATTAGATAATAAATTATTTTGTTCACTTAATTTTAAAGTATATAATGTTTCGTAGCCATTAATATAATTATTTAAAAATAAAAATAAACTTTTTGATATTTTTTTATTAATATATAATTGAGTAATATCATCTTTTATTGCATTTGGCGAATTATATTTTTTATTAATAATAGATTTTAATATTTTAGGATCTTTATTTTCTACTTCATCTAATACAACATTTTGATTTATAATAGTTGCTAAATTATCTTTAATAATTTTTTGAGATAAAGTTTTTTTAAATACTTTAAAATTATATTTTTGCAATAACTTAAATGTAAGTTTACCTTTTTCATCTTTTGCTGAAAGCCATGTTTCATTAAATTCACCTAATTGATTTAATTTTTCTTGAAATAAATTATATTCATGGACATCTTTTGCTGAAGCCATTAATGCAAATTGCCTTAAAACTGCATTAGCATTGTCAACAGATCTTAAATAAACATCTTTTTGGAAAGTTAAAGGCATTATATTTTCTTTAAAAGAAGATATATTAAATTCTCCTGTAATAAGATCTTTAACTGTACCTAAAGGAGATATATCATTATTTACATCTTCTTGTTTTTTAACATTAGGAGTTAAATTTGTTTGTGTTAATTCTAAAAAGTTTTTTTGATCTTGAGTATTTAAAGTTTTAAAAGTTACATCTAATAATTTTTGAGAAAGATCTTGATAAACTCCTTTTATAGTTCCAAGTTTTGCATCTCTATATGTAGCTTTTGTTAATTTTAATGCTTCTGAAAATATTTTATTTTCATTAGAATCAGGTAAAGTATCTATAATTTTATTATAATCTGATAAAGATTGAAAAGTATTATTAAATCCTTTAAAATTCCATTCAATTAAAGTAATTAATGAATTTAAATTTTGTAAAGTTGTAATAGCTGCAGCTACATATTGTAAATGGTTAGCTCTATCTTCTTGAGTTTGAGCTTCTTGTTGTTCTTTTGTTAAGTTATTAAAATTTTTCTTTTCTAAATCTTGTAAAATACCACTTTTTTCAAAATTATTTAAAGATTGTTCAACTTTTTGTATTTCTAATAAAGACATTTGTATATAATTAATAATTCTATCAGAATTATCAATATTTGAATCTTTTTCTGTAATTATATCAATTAAAGTATCAATACTTTTAATTAAATCAGTTTGTTTATTTTCAATAAACCTTTGTCTTTGGTTTTTTAAATTTTGTAAAATATTATTTAATATTTGATCTGTAGAAGAATTAAATACTTTTTCATCATTAGAAGTTGTAAATTTTAAACTATATAATTCATCAAAAGTTATATTAGCTTCAGAAAAATTAGTATCAAAATTTTCTGTAAAAAATAAATGATTAATATTATCTACACTTCTTTGAAAAGCTTTTCTATACTCTGGATTAAAAAAGTTATTAATGTAGTTTAAAATTGAAGTAATAAGACTTTTTAAAGATAAAGGTACATTTTCTGTAACTCCTAATAAACTATTAGCTACAACCTTACCCATTATTTCTTCCTCAGTTTTATCTACATCTCCATTATAAACTTCTAAGTAAGATTCATAATAAAGTTGATATTCAGGAGTTCTACTAATATAATTTTTTAAATTAACATACTCAGGACTTGTTTTAGGTAACATAGCTACCATAAAGTGAGCTACTTCTTCTGTTAATGCAGCCTCATCTCCTTCTAAATATTTAATAGTTTTATTTGCTAAATTAGCTACACCATTATAACTTAATGTTTTATTATTAGCTAAAACATATCTATCTTGGTATTGATTAATTTGCTCAATAGTAATTCCAAATTTTTCTGCAAAGTTATTAATAATTCTTTTAACTTCTTTTTGCCTATATTTATTAAATTCTTCTGGATTGTTTTGAGAAAATATTTCAAAGAATTTATCTTTACTAACATTTGGTAATATTAAAGAATATAAAATTTGTTTGTCAAACTCTTCAGTAGTTTCTGCATCTTTATTTCTTAAAGATTCAAACTCATTAAATTGTTCTTCAATATTATCTGGAATTAAATTTGGATTTATAGTTGATTTACTTTCTATGACAGTTTTTTCTTCTAAAACATTTTCTTGAAAAGTATCTTCAGGAAGTTCAGGTGTATATTCTGAATAATCATCAATATAATAATTATCTATATCATCTTGTAAGTTTTCAAATTCATCAAGAGTAGGTAAAAAAGCTTCTTCTATTTCTTTTTGAATATTAAAAATGTTTTCTAATTCTTTTTGAATATTAATTATATTTGAAACAATTGCAAATGCATCTGTATATAAAGTACTTTTAGAATCAGTTATATTAAATACTTTTAATAAAGTATTTAATATATTTTCAAATAAATTAACATATTTAGTAGGATTATCTGAAGGTAATTCTTTAATTTTATTAATAAATTCTTCATCTGTAAATAAAGCTACTGCAAATTCTTCAATTTTAGTTAAACCATAATTATTAGCAATACCTATTTTTGAAATTGTTTCATTATAAAGTCTTTCAAATTCTTTATATAATGGATCTGATTGATTTACAGAATCTAACCAATTAAAAGTTAATCCATGTAGAATTTCATGAATAATTGTAGGTTCAGACCCTAAACCTCTAAACTTTGCAAATTCTGCAATTTCAATTATTTCTTCATTATTTATTCCAAAACTTTTATATACTCCAGAAGATTTATTATTATTAACATTAATATAATTAATAGGTAATAAATTAAATTTTATTCCTTTACTAAAAGGAATTAATTGTTTAGCTAATCCACTTAAAGGGTGACTAGAATTTGCAATCTTAGTTAATACTTCTTTATCTGTAGTAGTATCTCCATCAGAAAAATATTTTTGTCTAATTAAGGGATCTGTAAGCCCTTTTTGTACATTTAACAAAGGGTCTACAATTTTAGTATTAATAGTTTCTTTAGTTTGAAGTTCATTTATATCTTTTACAGTTAGTTGTAACTGGTCAAGAATATAATTTCTATTAACATTAAATTTTATATAAAAAGGATCAAGTATAGAATTTTTAACTATTTCTGCTTTTATATTACCTTTATAGTCTTTTTCTATAGTTGATAAAATAGGTTTAAATATTTCTGCTACTTCATCTTTATTTTTATTTTTAAGGGGTATTTGTAATTCATCATCTTTAAAATCAGATTGATTATTTTCATATTCTTCAGGAATATATTTATTAGAAATTCCTTTTAAAATACCTCTTTTGGCAATATTTATATTTAAATCGCAGGCTAATGACATATATTTATTTTATTTACAATTATTTTTTGAAAGATCTATATTATTTTTAAGTGCTTCTTCTTTAATATACTGAATAAAAAATTTATCTTCAGTAGAAAGTATTTTTTGAAATGGTAATTCATCATTAAATTGTTCATAAGAATTAGTATCAAAAGGTTTAACAGGTTTAACTTCACTTCTAATTAAACTTCTAGGATATTTTTTAGCTACTTCTTTTAATGCTGCTATTTTAGTGTTAATTAATGCTTGAGATATGTATTCTTTTTGTTTAATATCTCTTTTAGGTTTATTACTTTCATACTCTTCTTCAGTTATTTCTACCCAAGTTTTAAATTTATCAGATGATTTAGAATAAGTACCATCATCACTTTTAACATATCTAATACCATTATTATCATAACCAAAAGAACCTATTCCATCAGAATCTTCAATTTCATTAGTTACTTTACTCTTAACACTCTCAATACTTTCTTTTAAATTATCTTTAGTTTGAGTTGGTTGAATACCTCTACCTCTTGTTAAAGTTGAATTAGAAGATAGAGCTTCATCAAATTTTAATTTTACTTCATTATAATCTATTTCTCTAACACTTTCAGATTCTCCATAAGTATCAAAAAATTCTTCAAACCATTTATCATCTTTTTTAAATATACTTATTCTAAATCTATCTAAACCTCCATCCTCATTCATATCTTGTTGCCAAAATTCAAATTCATTAGGTATAATTGTAACTTTTTTAATCTCAGGGTTAACTAACTTGCCATATTTTTGGTCTAATATTTTATTTATACCCTCAATAATCTTTTTAGTAGTATAAGGAATATCTTCATCATATTCTAATCTAAAGTTATTACCTGTTAAAGCAATACCAAGTTCATTATGATGATGTGCTAAATTATCTACAACAGAAGCTAAATTAGGTTGTACAGTACCCACATTATATAAAGAAGGATATTTAGTATAACTAACTCCAAGTAATTCAGATTTTTTATCTTTATTAATTTTTTCACTAGCATCCCAAACACTACCACTATAAACATCAGTATTAGCAGCCCATAATATATCATTAGATTGTGGGTATATTTTAAACTTAATTTTTCCTCCACCACCTTCTAAGTGACCAATTGTTTTATCAACAGGTTTAGTAAATGCAGATATAACAAATTTACCTCCAGCTTTTTCATTATCCTCTATATGTTGAAGAAGATTCTGCATCATAAGATTAACATCAAAATCAGAGTAAGCCCCTAGTACAGATACAAATTCTTGACCTCTTGAATATATTTCTTCAGGATTATATTGAATGTTATTTACTTTTTTCCATTCTTCTATAATTTCTTTAGATTGTTCGTATTCTTTGTTTTTTTCTATAAAGTTTTTTATTGTATCAGGCTCTTGAAGTCTATACTCTTTTGAATTTAAATAGTCTGCTTCTTCTTGTGTTTCTATTTTATTTAGACCTTCTTGTTCTACAAATCCTTTTTCATATTGTCCAAAATAATCTCCTATTTTATATTTAGGTTTTTCTTTTAATAAAGAAATATTATCTAAATCAACATCTTTAACATTTTTAGCTAATTGACTAATATGATTACTAGCTTCTTGATAAGTTTTAAACTTCATATTATCAGGAGTAGTATATTCTACTTCATACCCAGGTAATATAAGTTTACTATTAGAATAAGCTAATAAATCAGCTAAATCATTAATAGTCATATTATCAGGTAATTTATCAATCTCAACTTCTTTCTGATTAATTAAAGAACGAATAAATTGTTTCATTTCTTTAAGTAATCTTTTAAGTAAAGATATTAATTTACCGTCTTTAACATTATCAAGTTTTTCAGCAGTCATCATACCAAGAAGTTCTACAATAGCTTCTTCTTGAACTTTTTCTAAATTATAAACAATTCTTATTTCTTTATCATCTATAATAAAATCTTCAGCAACATTACTTTTAGAAACAGAATTTTTTTCTTCTAATATTTGCTGTTGTCTTAATAAGTTAATTTCTAAATTTGCATAAGAATCAAATTCTATTTCTTCTTCAAAATCATAATTATTATCTATAGAGTATTCTATAGCATCTTTTTTGTTAAAAAGATTCCCATCTATTTCGTATAGATAACCCTTAGAAATAATATTTTGTATTCTGTTTATTTCAGATTTAACTGCTGTTAAATTTTTTTCATACTCTTTGTAATCCCTTTTAATCCTATCTAATACTTCTTTACCTTTACCATATTCAAGTTCTTTAAGTAGATTTTGGTATAATTGAGATATTGCATTAGTATTCCATTCAAAAGTAGAACTATCAACAGTTATATCTTTACCATTTTCTTCTATGACAAAATCATAATCTTCAGTTACTTCTTTAACAATATAAGTTTTATTAGTAGCTTTATCTGTTATAGTAGATCCTTTTACTACATAACCTTTATTTTTACCTTTAATTGCTCTAATAATAGGATGACCTAATATCTCATGTATAGGAGTATCTAATGTAGCATAAGCTAAATTAACATAAGCAATATTATTTTCAATTTTACCTTTATATTGTTTAGTTCTATCAGATTCAAACTTAACAGGCATACCTATTCTATCAGACATTCTTGCAGCTAAATCTCTAATAGTTTTTTCTGATGCTACTTGACCTTCTGTTGAAGGTAATTGAAATAATTTACTTTGTTCTTCTTGTTTAGTTTTAACATCAGTAGATGGTTGAGTAGTAGGTTCAATAAATGTTTTACTAAGAGGCTCTGTTAAATTATTAAAGTTTTCTCTACTTTTAGCATAAAAGTCAGCTCTGTCATTCATTTTATTACCAGCATGTCCTTTTACCCAGTTAATTTTTACTGAACCACCGTTAGTTTCAATTTTCTTTATAGCATCTACAGCTTGTGCAACTAAATATTTGATATAACTTTCTTTAGCATTCCAAGGTTTTGACTCTCTTTGCTGAGATCCTTCAGAGTAGTTCCATAATTCATTATAGTTTACAGCACCCTTATAATCTTGATAAATAGAAAGATGTTCAGAATTATTAGAGAATGATTGAAGTACTCTTACAAGAGCTAACATTTCCATAGTAGGATTACTAAATTTAGCTTCAGGAAACATTTTTTGTAAATCTTTAACTTCAAAGCCTTCTTCTGTGCCTGTTAAAGCATACTCTTTATTATTATATTCATATACAGCACCAAAACCTACTTTACCTGTTCCTTTTATGTCAGATCCATCAGAATAAATCTTAATAGGATTTTGAGGTGTAGATATAGTTTCAACAGTTGTATTTACAGGAGTTTGAATTGCTGGTTTACTCCAAGTACCAATAACTTGATTTGCAAGATTTACATCACTACTTTCTATATTAGAACGAGTAATACCTAAATTACTTATAACTTCATCTAAAAAATTAAATGCAATAGGATTTATTTTTCCACTGAATTCATTTGATAATAAATTACCACCAATAATTCCTAGATTTTTATATAATAAATTATTACCTAAACTATATACTAATTTAAATAATTTTTTAGATCCGTTATCATTAAAAGTAATATAAGTAGAATTTAAAAAGTTACCTAATTTTACTAATTTTTTAGGATCATCTGTAGGAAGTATAATAGATTTATCTATAACATAAACATCTAAATAATTATTATTTAATGTTATAGGGGTACTATTAACAAATATATTTTTAATTAATTTTTTAGTATTATTATCTAATAAATAAGTATCTTCTAAACTTCGAGTATATTTATTAAATCCTTCTGGATTATTTAAAAGAATAAAATCAGTATAAGCACTTAAAACATTTGAACTATTTCTAAGTATTTCTGGGTTTACTACTGAATTATTTAATAAATAAGAATATGGTTTATTAATATATAATAAAAAGTTTTGTAAAATAATATTATCTAAAAATAACAAATCAAATACATTACTTCTTCCTTTATTGTTTTTTCCACTAAATAATCCTGATTGAACCATATTAATAAAAAATAACTTTTGAGTAATTTCTTGTGCACTAAATACATTATCTTCAGTAATAATATCTTGATTACCTCCGTAATATAAAGTTTTATTATCTATTGACATTATATCAATAATATTTTTAGGATTCAAAGAACTATTAAAAGATTCTGATTGGCCTAAAAATTGTATATCAAAAGGATAAAGTTGTTTTAAAATTGTTATATTTTTTATATTTTCTTCAAAGAAAGGATTATTATCTACAAATCTAATAATAGAATTTAAAATATTTAAATTTAAATTTTGCACATCTGATTTTACATAATTATCTCCAGTTTTTTCTATTATAGTATTTTGTCCAAAAATTAATTTTAAATCAGAAACTTCTTTAAAATATGCTTTTTTAAGATTTTCTGCAGAACCAAACTCTGCTAATAAATTTAAATATAAGTTAGAACTTAAATTAGCATTAAATAAATATCCTAAATATTTTGAATTATTAAGTCTTTGAAAATATTGTTTAAAGAAATTAAAATTTGGATCTTCTAAATTAATATTAAAATTACTATATATATTTTCTGTAATTTCAACTAACTTTTGAAGTTTATATTCTATAAAACTATTTGACAAATCAATACTAAAGTTATTTGATAAAGTAGAATTTAATAATTGCTTTGTTTTATCATAAGAAAAAATTAAACTAGCAAAGTTTTTACCTAACCCTTTTTGATAATAATTAATAGTGTTTATAATATCAGATAACTCATTAGCTAATTCTAACATTTCATGTAAAAAATAAACTATTTCTTCTTCTGAAATATCAGAAGATAATATGTCTGATACTAAATTACCTGGTTTAAATTTTTTATTTAATAATTCTAAATTAATGTTTATTTTTTCATCTTTATCTAAAAATATAAATTTACTAGGTTTTTCTGATAAATCATATAAATTATATTTAAATATATTATTTTTATATCTATTAATATCATCTGATTCAATAGATTCTTTAATAATTTTATCTACTAGAGGATAATCTGTAAATATTCTATCAACAATATTTTCATCTAAACCTGTAATATATAATAAAGATCTTAATCCTACTAATTGTTTTTGTAAATTTAAAGGAACAGATAAATCTTTCTTAATATTATCTACTGCTTGTGCTAATAACTCAGCAATAGCCATATTTGGTTTTAACCCAGATTTAGTTACATAATTATTTAAACCTTTAAATATATTAAATTGTTCAGTATCTTTTTGATTTTTACTTAATAAATTAATTGATTTAACATTAAATCCTACTGTACTTTCAATTCCAAAATTCTTTAAAAATTGATTTAAAGCTACAAATTGGTTATAAATAGCTGCAGGTCCAATATTTTGTGCACCTGACATAATAGCTCTAAAAGTATTTAAAGAGTTAACTAAATTAGCATCTCTATAAGGATTTTGAGCTCTTAATAATTTATCTTTTTTACTTTCTTTAGAAGTATTTCTATTTTCTAAATCAGTATTTATATCTTCTAATCTTTGAAATCCATTTCCTGTAATATATTCATTTACACTTTTTTCATTAGTAACAACCCCTTTAATAATATCTAAATAAAGATTTTGATATTGACTAGTACTAAGTTGTGCTGCAACATTTAAATTTTTCCAAGAATCTTTATAAATAGCATAAATATCATTTATTTGTTTATTTATTTCTTTTACAGAATTTTTTAAACTTTCATTTTCTTCTATTTTAATAGAGTCATAAAAAGTATTAAGAGTTTCTTTAATTTCTAAATATTTTGGATAATTTTTTAATTGTCTTGAAAGTGCTGTAGATAATTGTTTTCCAGAAAGATCATATTCTTCTATTAAATCTTTTTCTAAATCAGAGATTATTTTATTTTTTTCTTCTTTTAATTTTTTAATATCAGATCTTTCTTTAAATAAATCTGGATTTTTTTCAATTAAATTACTTTTTTCTAAAAATAAATCATTTAAAGTTAATTGGTCAGTATCAGTAATATTTTCTTTAATCCATTCTTTAAAATTAATATTACTATCTTTTTCTAAAGAATAAGAAATAGGAATTAATTTATTATCTTTTGAATAATAATTTTTTACAATACCAAATAGTTTATCAATATCCATATCAAAACCTGCAATATTTGTGGGGCCTTCTGGCATATATATAATAGGTCCTGATGAAGGATGTAATAATTTTTTAATTCTAACTGCAAACATAGAATACATTGCTTCTGTAGGTATTCTATATACAACAAACTCTCTTAATTCTTCTGGAATTAAATTTACATCTAACTTTCCTGTTTCAGAATTTAATGCTGCTTTAAACATGTTTTCACTAAATGCAGGTACTGCTACTTCAAATATTAATTTTTTAATAGTTTTACCATTTGCATCTATAACATCTTCTACTAATATATTTAAACTTTTATCATTAGCAACAACTCCATTAAAAAATTGAATACCATTAATTTTTGTTTTAACTACATTTTGTTTTATTAAAGATTGTATTTTTGAAACTAAAGCTAATCCAAATTGAGGATTACTTAATAAATCGGGTAATTTTTCAGGAGTTAAAGTCTCTAAATTTAAATATTCTCTATCATTATATAATGAAGCAACTAAATCATAAATTCTATCTTCTTTAAAAAATTCATTATATAAATCATTTTCTCCTTTGTCTACATAATTAACTCTTAATTGATTTAATAAATTTGTTAATTCAAGCCCATTAAATGTTTTATTATTAATTACAAATTCAGAGTCTGCATCTATACCATTACTTATAAGTCCTTCAATTTGTGTGCCTATATCTGCTTGACCTTCTAAATGTTCTGGAGTTTCTACTTGTAATCTATCTTCAGTAATAGGAATATCTATAACATAATTTTCTTCAAAATTTTGTTCAGGTTTCCAATTATTTACATCTTCTAAACTTTTAATATTTTTATTTTCTATTTCTTTTAATAAATCAAATACAACAATATCTCCATTTTGGTTTACAGGCATTTCAGCTTTAACAGCACTCTCATAAACAATTTTATCTATTATTGCATTATTTGGATTATAAGTCCATGATTCATTTTTTTCATTAAAAGTATAACCAAACATTTTTCCAATCATAGCTTGGTATAAATTAGGCTCTTCTCCTAAAAATACTCTTTGTGCAGTAAAATTATCTGTAGATGTTTTTTCCATGTAAGGAAGTAATATATCAGAATTTTTACTTTTAGTTTTAGTATATACTATATTTTTAATAACTTTAAAGTTATTTTCTGTAAACTTATTTAAATAATTACCATTTAATTCTGCATTATAAGCTTCTTCTTGGTTATCAGAATACATATTTAATCCTACATGATATTTTTTAGAAAAATCTAAAGAGGATACAGATGAAGCATCAGTAGTATTACTTTTTTTAGTAGGCAAGAATTTAATTTCTTTTTCTAAATTAGAATATTTAGTTAAAATTTTATTATAATCTTCTTGAATTAAAGCAACTTCTTCTAAATTATTTTCTAATTTTAAAGTATTTATTTTTTCTAATAAAGGTGCTGCTTCAATATTAAATTCTTCTTTTATTTTATCTAATTTAGCACTGTTTAAAGAATAGACAGGTGTACCATCTAATAAAGTATAATTTGAAAACAAATTAGCCATTTTTTTAAGAATATCTTCATTAGAAAACTTTTCTTCTTTTAATCTTTGAAGAAAAAAATCTTCAGCTATTTTATTTACTACGGGATTTTCTATGTCTTTTAAAATAATTCTTTTACCACTATTTTTAGTTATAATTTGTTTATTTTTATAAGTAGCATTTAAATTTACTTTTTTAGAATTTGCAGCAATAGCTTTAACTCTTTTTTGCTCATCATTCTCTTTAAAGAAACCTGAATGACCTACTGAAAGTAATTTAACTTGTGTATTTAAAACATAGTATTTTACAGCAACTTCTTTAATATTATTTTTTAATTGCTCTACTCCTGCTTTAGTTTTTAAATAAATTGTTTTATCTAATAAATTACTATTAATATAATATCCTTCTAAATCATCATTATAAGTAATTAATTTAGTATCAATAAATTTTTGATATAAATCATTTCCTAATTTAGTTTGGTATTTATTAATAATATCTATAAGTTGTTTTTCAGCAGTTTGTTTATTTTCAGTATCTCCATTAACATAAGTATTATAAATTTCTAATACTTCTTCATTATCTGCAATTTCATAAAATGCAGGATTAAATAAAATTAATTTTTGCTTAGCAATAGCTTTATCAATATTTTTTCCAATATTAATACCATTATTAATTTGCTCATTTAATTCATTATCTATTTTTAAATAACTAATAAAATATTTAAAATATGAAATAGGATCTTGTCTAAAATTTAATTGATTTAAAGCTCCTTGATTAAGACTGTAATTATCAATTAAATAAATATTAGATTTATCTGATAAAATTGGAGTAGGGATACTACCAGAACTTATAACATTAAATAAATTAGCTAATAACTCTGCTTGTGTAAAATCAGAATATTCTTCTTTAATATTTTCATCAAGTTTATGTCCAATAAATATAGATAAACTTAAAGGATTACTAGCATTTTTTACATAGTCTGCCCATAATGACATACTAATAATATCTCCATTAAACTTTTTATAAAAATCTGTATCTTCATAAGCTACTCCATTTTTAATAGCAGCAATGCTAGAATTAATAATACTTAATTCTTCACTTAATTCTGAAGGACTAAGTACTGGAAATAATGTATCATTATTAATATTATAAACTTTATTAATTATACTTGAGTTTAATATATTATCACCATTAATAATACCTTCTAAAACAGTTAAAAAATTTATTCCATTTTTTAAATCTGTTTGTTTAATTTTATTAAAAACTTGTTCTTTAATATTTTTTTGAGTTGTTGTAAGACTCGGTGATAATAAAGTTGCAATAATTTCAGCTAATTGAGCTACACTTTGATTAGAAGCTAATATTAATTCATTTTTAGTATTAAAATTATTTTGTAATTCGCTACTATTTAAAAGATTATTAAATATATCTTTTCGTACTCTATTTAAACCTGCATTTACATAATCAACTTTATTTTGAATTTTTAAACTTTTTACTTCTATATCTTCTATAACTTCAATACCATTTATATAAATTGGTTTATTTTTAAATATAGTAGTTTCAGTTTCTAAAACTTTAATACCTACAGGATATTGTTGAAAATATAAAAATAAATCAGTATAAATATCTGGACCTGCACTATTAAATAAATTATTATTTGTTTTTAAAGCATTTAATCTTTTTAAAAATGTAGATATAGGTTGAGATAATATAGAAAATTCTTGAGTAGATAATACTGTTAATTTGTCTAAAATTTGATCTATTGTTAAATTATGTACATTATTATTAGAAACTGCTATTAACATTTTTTGTATTAAATCTGCAGGTTTCCAAAATAATTCAATATTAGATTTTATAACTTTGTTGCCAGAACTATCATACATATTAATACCTCTAAGCATTAATTTAAGTCTAGCAGATATTTTATCTGAAGGATCTTCTGTTAAAGGATCTTTTTCATATATTTGAATATTATTTTCTAGATCTTCTTTTTCATTATTTAAATCTTCTACTAATTGATTATCTAGCTTAAATAAACCATCTCTTCCTAAATAATTAATTAATTCTTTTAATCTTAAATTATTTTTAAAATTTTCTAAAGAAATAATAGGATAATTAAGATCTTTAAAAACACCTAAACTGTTAATATAGTTAATAGTTTGTTGAATATAAATTTTATCATACTCTGTTAAAACTTCATTATTATTATTTAATCCTGTAGTTAACTGATTAGATAACATATTTTTATATCCATTTAAAGAACCTAAAAATCTAATAAGAACATTACTAGATTTTACTCCTTCTTGATAAGGTAATTTAAATAAATCATTTATATTAATAAAGTCTGATACAGGTTTATTATTTTCATTAGCTAATTTATAAAAAATTTCTGTAAAAGATTTATCTAAAGTTTTAAGTATATTAGAGTTTATATTATTATTTATAAAATAATTAATAATAGGATTATTAATAATAACATCTGTTGAGGTTAATTTTCCAGCTTTAAAATCTCTTAATTCTTTAATTTGATTTATTCCTTTATCAATTACAGCTTTATTAATGTTAAAAAATTCTAATAAACCTTCTTCACCATTATTAATAATATTTAAATAAGTATCATATAAATTATTAGTATTTAAAATTAATAAATACTCATCTTGAGATATTTCATTAGGGAAAGGATTAATGTAGCAAGCCATAAAATTAATATTTATTTTTTATAATTTAGCAATAAACATCATTATCTTGATTAAAGATAGAATTTGATGTAATATCATTATTTTTTGTATCCATTATAATATTTTTATCATAATCAATTATAACAGAGTTATTAGCATAAAAGTTCTCAGGATCTAAATCTACAGAATAAAAGTCTCTAGTATTTTCATTTAATGTAATTAAAGTATCCCACAAATAATCCATAATATTATCTAAATTAAAATTTAATTTTAAATTTTCTAATTTTATTTTTTGAGATGTATTAGTAGATGTTTCATTAATACTTGTAGGAATAATTTTAAAAATTTGACTTATTATTGGATTTTTATCAGAAGCAGTTCTAAGTCTATTTAAAAAAACATTATAATTTCCTTGTAAATCTTGTGATGTAAATACATCAGAAATACTAGTTTTAAGAATAGTTTTAATATTTTCTAAATCTTCTTGTGTTCCTTCAAAAAATTCTCTTAACTTAGGAGTTTGCAAAGGAATAATAATAGGATTTTCTCCACTTTTTTCTAATATTAAAAATACTCCATTATTAGTTAAATTATCTGCAGGTATATTTAATTCAGAAACTTCTCTATTAACAAAAGGATTAACTAATTTTTTAACTTTATCTACTTCATATACAAAAGCAATAGTAGATTTAAATCCATTAACTTTATTTAAAAAGTTATTTATTCTTATAGGTTGATTATTAAATAAAAATGCATCTTTTTTAACTTTTTTAATTTTAACTTTAAATGGTTGTACAGTAAAAGTATTACCTACCTTAGTAATAGTTAATTTATTTCTTACTTGGGCATTCCTAGTATTTCCTTTATTAGCAGGAATAATTGCTACTAAAGCATTATTTACTACTACTCCTAATGCTGCATTATTTCTAAAATCTTTTTCAGTCTTTAAAGTGTTATTGTATTTATTTTCTGTATCTAATACAACTATTTCTCCTTCTTGATTAGTTAAATCATTGGCATAAATACTATTTAATATACTAGATTCAGGGATAGTTATTTTAGATATAATATTTTCTTGTTGAAAAGAATTAATTGGTTTTTTATTTATATCTTTAAGTACATAAACATTATTAGACTCTATTTTATTACTAAAAAATAATCCATTATCTTTAAAAAGTTTTTCAACCTCTGTTTCAGTTAATATTTTATTATTAAACTTTTTATTTAATTCTTGATTATTAAAAATACTTACATCATATTGTTTGTTATTTTGCTCATCATAAGTAATATTAAATTTAACATAAGCTACTCTAGTTAAAGAAACAATATTACTATCAGCTTCATCTTCAAATCCTTCTAAGACATTATTTGAACTAGTTTCAAAATTAACTTGATTAGCTTGACCTGTAATTAATTGTGTTACAGGATCTAATACAGGTTTAGTACCAAATACAGACTTTGCTCTTGCACTTTCTTCTGCAGTAGGTTCTATTTCAAATTCTGCAGTAGTTTCATTTTCTAAATCATTAACTAAATTAACTTCCCAATTACTATATTCATCACTATTTTGACTATTAATAGGATTAAATATTTCATTATTATCAAATATTCCTGAAGTTATGCCTTCTCTTTCTATATTTATTTTAAATGTTTCATTTCCTTCAAACCAACTTTGATTACCATCAGTATATTCACCTGGATATATACTAACTACAGTTACTACTTTATTATCTATTATTATTTTATCTCCAGTTACTAATTCATTAACTAATTTAGTTTTTTGTATAGGAGATTTTCCTTGTAATATTAATAATTCTTTTTTAGCTTTTGTAATTAATTTGTTATATTTATTAGTAATTTTATTTATTTTTTGATCAACATTTTCTGTATTTACAATTAAATTTCTTAATTCTTTATTTTTATCTGATATTAATTTATTAATTTCAATTTCTAAATTTTCTGCTTTAGTTTGATTAACAGGTGTAAAAAATATATTATTATCTGTTTGTAAATCAATTACTTCTGTTTTAATAATAGGAACTATACCTTCCATTTCTGTTACAGGCACCCCTGTTGCCTGACTTAACTGAAATTCATCTGGACCAAAATCTTCATTATTAGGTAACTCAGGATTACTATCTTCAGCTAATAACATTTGTTGCTCTAAAATATAATCTGGCATTTCTTCTTCTGTTATAGCTTCTGTATTAGTAATAATTTCTACAGGTTTATCTATAACTAAATTAGGAATACTTAAATAATTATTTATTAATGTTAAAGCTGACTTAGATATATTAATAGTATTAAGTTTTGGTTCTATAAAATTTAAAAAAGAAATTGTATTACCAAAATCACTAATATCATATTTAACTTTTGAAACAAATACTTTTGTATTATTAACTTTTACAGATGGTATTTTTTCTAATAATGTTTTATAAAAACCTAATTGTTTTGACCAACCATTGGTTTCTTTATCTTTTAAATTTTCAGTATCTTTTCCTTTATTATCTGAAATAGTTTTTAAGTCAATAATATCTACTTTACCATCTTTACCTACAGCAATAATATCCATAGTGCCTGCAACACCTATTGTATTATCATTAATACCTGTTGAATCTTCTCCTATAAATTTTAAACCATCATAAGCATGATAAAGCACTCTTTCTTCTGTTATAAATTTAAATCCTTCTTGTATTAAAGAATCTCTTTGCTCTATTAAATTATTAAACATTTCAACATAACTATCTTTTTTTAAGTTAAATGTTATTCCGTTATTTTTAAAATAATCTAATTGTGCTTGTAATATAACATCACTGTTTTCCTTAGTAACATTTAAATTACCAAAAATAAACCTTCCTAATGAATCAAAAAAGTTTCCAACATTTGCACCTGCAGTTAAATTTTCATTAGAGTTTAACTCATCTCTTTCTACAGAAGTAACTCTTTTATATTCTTTATCATTAATAATGTAGAAATTATTTGTTATTTCATCTTCATCAAAGTCAGACTTTAATTTACTATTTTTTTCAATAAGACTAATAACATTATCTTGTACATTATCACTTGACTGAGTAGGAGTTTCAACAGCAGGTTGTTCTTGATTTTTTGCAGAATTTTCTTCAATTGTTTTAATATAATTATTAACTAATAATGCTCCATTTTTTTGGTCAAAATTATTAATTAAATTTTCTTGATTATTATTTATCAAACTAATATTATAATTTAACTTTATAATGCCATCAGTAACAACAGAAGTTAGTGTATCTAAATTAACATTTTTATAATTTTGAATATCTCCAACATATCCCATATCTTCTAATATAGAAAACATACCTAATAATAAATCAGGATCATTATCAAATGCTTGTATTAATTCCTCTTTATTAAAAGATACATAATAAGGTAAGACTGTTTCTTCTAATAATTGTTTATTATATAATCTATTATTCTTTTTTAATTTATCTAAATCTTGTTTAGTTGCTTGACCATTTATTAGATTAGCAAAAATTTTTCTATATTCTTTTATTTTAGTTAATCTTTCTTTATCCCCTTTAATTGATTCTTCTAATTGTTTATCAATAGTTACATCTTTAACAGTTCTTTTACCTTCTGCATCAGTTATTAAGGCTTTTCTATTTAAAGTTTGAGATTTTAAACCATTATTAAATCTTGAATTAAATTCTTTATGAGTTTTTTTAATTTCTTTTAGCTTATCAGATTTAATTCTAATTAAATTTTTTATTTCATTTTCTTTTTCTTCAGATAAATTATCAATAAGTCCTGGAGATAAATAAGAATTTAATTTATCTTGCAATTGTTTATCTATTTCATTAAACTCTTCATCTAAATTATTTAAATTTTCTTGAGCATCAAAGTATCCATTAGTGTAAGTATCAGTAATAGAAGTTAAAGATTTATCTAAACTTTTATTATTTTCATTTAAAGTCTTTAATTCTTCTCGTAATTCCTTATCTTTATCAATTGCTTGCCCTATTTCTAATAAAGAATTAATTCTATCAATTCTAGTTTGATTAGCTAATTTATTAAATAAATTTTGTTGATAAATACTTCTAACAAATCCTGCTTGAGGATTTAATAACTCAGGGTTATTTTCTATAGCAGTTTGATATTGAGCTTTAAATTGACTTTGAATTGGTCCTAAATTTTTATTAAATAAATTAATTAAATTTTTAGTACTTTTTTCTCTACCTACAATATTATTGTATTCTTTTATATTATTAATAGTTATTTCATCTAAAGTATCTTTACCTATTATTTCAATATATTTATTATAATCAAAAAATCCATTTTCATCTAAATAAGGAGTTAAATCTAATTGATTATTATTATTTGGAATACCTAAAGATTGAGCTAAACTAGCTACTACTTTTTCTTTATTAACTTTATTTAATTCTGAATTTAAAATAACATTATCAAAAGTTTTACTACCATTAAAACTTTCAATATTTTTTAAATTAACTCCTACACTTTCTAATATAGATTTATGTAATGGATTTTCAAAATCTAATTTAGAAATAAAATCATTATCTAAATTAAAGTCTTTCTTAGTTTGTTCAAAATTATTTTTAACAGTATCAAAAGACTCAATAAGATTATTATAAGTTTCTTGAGTTAAACTATTTCCAGAAGGACTAGAATTACCAATAAAAGTTGACAATAAACTTTTAAATTTATTAGGATCTTTTATAGCTGCTTGTAATGCATTTATAGTATTTAAACCATTATCTTTTTTAAAATTTGCTGCTAATGTTTCATTTAAATCTGAACTAGCTTTGGAAACTTCTATCCCAGAAGACATAATTCCTCCTGTTAATCCTGCAATTAAAGCAGTTTCAGGATCTAAAAATCCTAAATCTCTTAAAGTTTCTTTATTATATTCTTCATTACCTGTTAAAGAAGCATTAGCTGCATTAGCTAAAACTTGTGCTAAAGGTTCTAAAATGGTTTCTTCAGATGCTTCTTGTAAGCCTTCCTTACGAAAAGATTTAGCTACAGTTCCCATTCTATCACTAAATCTAGCTACTGCATAATTTCTTAATTCTTTATTAAATAAATAATCTTTTACACTAGGATTTTTAATATCCACTAAATCATCTGTAAGAGATTTAATTACCTTTGGTATATCTTCAACAAAAACATTGTTTGCTTCTTTCTTTACTCTATCTGCTACAAAATCAGCTCCTATTTGTCTATATTTATTTTCTAGACCAGGAGTAAGTTGAGAAACTGCTGATATAGCTCCTGAAGTAGTTATTACTTGAAGTAATCCTGGATCTAAACCTTGTTCTTTATAATTTTTTTCAACGTCATGTTTTACCTCTGCATAAGTAGATGTAGTATTAATAACTTGTCCTGCAATTTTACTAAAGTTTCTGCTAGCTTTTGCAGCAGTTATTCCTTTTGCACCTAATCTTAATAAAGTTGCTTCTAATAAAGGAGCTGCTGCTCCTTCTGTAAATATAGTAGCTGCAACTTCTGCTGCAATAGTAGGAGCTTCTTCTGCAATACCTACTGCAATAGCTTTACTAGTTCCTCCCAAAGCAGCAGATGTACCTCCAGGCATACTATAAATATCCCCAGCTTGCTTTTTTAATTCAGAACTATTACTATAAAAATAATTTTCAATTAAATCTCGTTGAGAACCTTTTACAGAAATGCTCATATCATTAGCTTTTACATCAACAACTTGTCCCAATTTATTAAAACCAATTTGGTAGTTATTATTTTTATCAGCTTCAAGATTTACCCATTCTACTCCTTTATCAAAAAGACTAATATTTCCTTCATCTTGTGCAAAATTAATAGCTTTCCATAAATCAGCACTATATTCTAATTTTCTAGCAGATTCTGATTCTGGATTAATAGTTGTAGCTAATGAACCTACTTGTTGTTTACCATATTCTGCAATATAACTTTTTCCTTTATCTAATTGTTGTAAATAATAATTTACTCTATCAGCACTAAATAAACCAGATTCTTTTGATCGCAATTCTAATTTATCTTGGGCTGCTTGTTGTCTTTCATTTAAATTTTTAACAACTTTTAAAGCTTGTAATTCATTAATTTTTTCAGCTTGAAACATTTTTAAACTCTGGCCAATTCTAGCCCCATTTAAATTATATAATGCTTCATTATTAGTTACAATTTCTTGAAAATCAGGATCTTGAATTAAACTTAAAACTTTTTGTTGTTGTTCAGGAGTACTATATAAATTTTGTATAGTTCCCATTAATTTATTAGAATCATTTTTTAAACTAGGAAAATCTTCTAATAAGGCATTAAATTTTTCATCAAATGCATTAATATCTTTATCCCAACCTTTTTCAACAATTTTTTGTTGTAATCTATTTTTAGATCCTGCATTACTAAACTCTACTTTATCATAATAGTAATTAGTAGTATTTTCTAAAGCCCCTTTTGCATTTGTATCTGACAAGTAATTTTTTACTTTTACAACATCTCTTTCTCTTTTTACTACATTATTTGTAAACCAATCAAATATAACATTACCTGTCCAAATTTTATTTGTTTCTTGTTCTTTATTTAAATCTCTAATAGTGGTTTCATCTTCTAAATTTATAAATTTTTTAGCAGACTCTAATAGATTTTTTATAGGTTTTTCTAAACTAGCTGTAATTTGAGGTAATTCATTTGCAGGAGTATTTTTTAATATTTGAATAGGATCAATATTAAAATTTTTTAAATTTTGTAAATCTTTTTTTCCTCCTTCAAGTTGTTTTTTTGCTTTATTTATCTCTGCCTTTCTTTTTGAATATGTATCATATATATTATAAATTCCAACAATTGGAATTATTGATGAAGGTTTGTTTAAAGGATTATTTTCTTTTGCTAAATTTAAAAATTCATTTTGTTTAGAAAGATTTTCTACTTTTTTAGTATATGAATCAATACCTTCATTTAATTGTTCAATACGTTTGTTTTTTTGATTAATATCTGTAATAAGTCCTTTTCTATTAGTTAAAGGTTGTGCTTTTAATTTATTTATTTCTGCGTTATATTTTGCAGTAATAGGTTGTAAATCTTTATTATATAATAACTTTATATTAGGAGGTAATTGATCTAAACTTGGATTTTCTTCTCCAGCCATTCTTAAAAGAGCTAAATAATTGTTTTTTACTTTTTCACTTTCTTTATTATAATTATCGTCAATAACACTTTTTTGTTCTTCAAAAGAAGATCCTTGTCTATATCCTACATTTGCAAGTTCACTAGCTTTAGCATTTGTATTAATAGGTTTAGGTGTTTCAATATTGCTTTGACCATACCCTTTTACACTTTTAGATTGATTTACATTAGGAATTTGATTACTAATTTTTTGTTGAGGAGTCTGCTCTTCTTCACCTGTAAAAAAATTTGTTACTCCTTTAATACCTTGCGAAACTTTATTTGTTAATTGATTATAAAAAGTTTGTTCTTCTTCTTGTTTTACAACAGGTTTAGGTGCAACAGGTTGTTGTTGCATAAGTTTTTGTTGGGTAGGTTGTATAATTTTATTTCCTTGTTGATCTAATTTAATTAATGCTTGTCTTATGTCTTCTTGAGACATATTATCAGGAAAATTTATAATTCCGTATTTAGGATGATTAACTTGTGGCATAAAAAAATTATTGTTATTTATAAGTTTGTGTAACAGGGTCCCAATTTAAACCAGGTTGTTGTGTAGTAGAATTACCTCTACCTCCCATTTGATTAAGAACATCTAACATTACATTTGCAGGCACAGGAATAGGATCAATAGGTTTTCCTGTTTTTGTATTTCCTTTTAAAATATTTTGACCATTTACAGTAGTTACATATAATGAATTAAAGTCTACTAATTTTTTATTTTGTACAGTTACATTTTTTCCATCTACTGTTGAGGTACTAGTTGTATTAACTTTTCCATCTTTAGGAATTAGATAAGCTGCTACTCCATTTTTAAGAGCCTCCTTTTCCATTGCTCCTGTAACAGGTTTGTTTCCTTTTACTAGTACTCCTCCTTGAAAATCATAAGGAGCATAAAATTCATTTTGTTTATCTTGAGCTATTTGCATTCTATTTTCTCTCTTCCATTCTAAACCCATAGTTGCATCAGGCTTTATTCCTACACTAGATATAGTATTACTTATTCCAGCAACTTTACTTGCAGCAGCTCTTGCACTTTCATCTATATAATCATTAATAAATTGATCTTTATTTACATTTGGGTTAGTTGTAACTTCATAATTTCCTCTTCTTTCTAAATGAGATACAATTTCAGGATTATTTTTAATTGTAAAATTTTTAAAATCTTTTATTGCGTCTATTAATTGATCTACATTTCTTCCTTCTTGTTTAGCTTGAACTAATCCATAAGTACCATAATCTCTTAAAACTTCTTGTTGATCTGCAGGCAATTTACTAAAAAACTCATTATACCAAAATGATGGTAAGTCAACATTTTTATAAATAGGAGTTAACTCAAAATCATTAGTTTCTCCTTTTAAAAATTTTTTATAGTTAATTGCTGCAGGTGCATCCCAAGGTCTTTTTTCAAGAGTAGGATCTTTTTCTAAAATTTCTTGCATTTTTCTGGCTTCTTCAGAAGAATATACAGCTTTTCTTAGTTGAGGATCAGCTTTTAATGAAATTAAATTAGTATTTAATTTATTAAAATTAGCATTATCAGATAATTGAACATTACCTGCATTATCTATTACAGATGCTAATTTATTTTGTAAATCTTTTTCAAGATAATCAAATCTTTTATGTAACTGTACATCTTCTAATAATTTAGTTTGTGCTTGTACCATTTCCTCAAATCTCTTATTAGCTATGTTTTGAGTATATTCAGCATTTCTGTCAATTAGATTCATATCTAATCCTTGAAAATCTGCAAAATCTATATTGGCAAATGTAGGATTAAGTAAAATTTGTTCAGCTACTGAAGTATTTGGTGAAAATCTTTGTGCCATAATTTAATATATTTTAATGTTACCTACTAATATTATTAAAAAGAAAGTCTAATGGAGACCCTGCAAAAGGATTATTAAAAGAACCTGTAGTACCCATAATTTGATTAGCAAATCTTTGTCCTTGCTCTCCTCTAAACATATCTGGTTTTGCAGCCATTATATCTAATAATGCTAATTTTTGATTTTGTTCTTTTTGAGTATTTTCACCCATACTTTTAACATATTGAGAGTACAACTCTGCATCTGTAACAGCTTTTTTACCCAATAAGTTTCTTTTAAGATTTGCTAAATTTTGAGCAGCTGTAAGATTTTGATTTCTTACATCCATATTATCTGCTAGTAATCCTTGTTGAAGACCTTGTGTTGTGTTATAAAGTCCTACATTTTGAGTATTTAAAGCACTTAAAGTATCTCCCACTTGATTCATAGCTGATGCCCCTGCATTAGCAATATTACTAGCTAAAGTACTCCAATCCCCTGTTTGTGCTGCTAAAGCATTTGCAGAATTTCTTTGAGCTCTTTCTATATTATAAAGAATGTTTCCTATAGGAATTTCATTCTTTCTACTTCTAATATAAGTATCAGGAGTTTCCATTATATATAAAGGATCTAAATCCATTGCTGCATTTGTATAAGCTTCATTTGCTGCAAGACCTCTTCCTAATTGTCCTTCTAATAGTCCATAATTAAACCTATTTTGCATAGGCATTTGTTTTGCACCAGCTACTGCATTAATCCTTGCTAATTCTAAATTAGCTGCTTTTTCTGCAGGAGTTTGAGGAGTTACAGAGGTAGTTACAGGAGTTGCTTTTCTTTTAGGTTCAAGTTGTCTTGCACCAAAAAAACTATCTGCATAAGCAGAACGTAAAGACATAAGTTCTTCTGGAGTTAATGTAGAAGAATCAATTGTACCTGTAGGATACTTTGTTTTAAACCTAGGATCTTTCATACCTTGTGAAGTTAAACCATAACTACTCCACATATTTTTAATTTCTTCAGGATTATTTTTTAATGTATAATCGTAAATTAATTCTTGAGCTTCTATATTAGACTTTTTTGAAATACCTGGAATTAAATCTTCCCACTGGGTTAAATAAGATGCATCTTTATTATATTTATTTTCTTTTCCTGTAGGAGTTTTTGTTTTACCCCCAGGATATGTAACTATTTTTACATTGCTGTTTGTACCATCTTGATATTTATTAACCATCCCCCCATAAGCCATCATAGGATTTTCCATAGGTAATTGCATTTGACCTTCAGCCAATTCTTTACCAGCTTTTATTAAGTCATTCATTTGAATACTTAAGTCTACAAATGATTGTTTATTACTTTCTTTTAATTTATCAGTATTAAAAGAATTAGGTGTTGATTTTTTTTGATATTTATTTTTAGCATACTCAGAAATTTCAGCAGGAGATATTTTTTTATTTTTTCCTTTTGTAATTTGTTCTATTTGAAGCATTCTTTCTTTTGCTACTTCAGGTGTAAACATATCAATTAGTTGTTGATATTGTGCTGGAGTATATTTATTTCTTGAACTTTGAATATGAGATCCTGTAGGTAATACATCTGTAATTTCATTATCAGACATACTTTCATGAGATTGAGTAGCATTAACAGATTGAATAGTACCATCAGGTAATACTACTTGTTCAGGTTGACCTTGATAAGACTCTGTTTGCACTGGCATTCTATTATACAAAGTATCTAATGCATCTATTTCTCCACCATCTTGTTTTTTCCACTTAGCAGCATTTCTAGCAAAGTTAGCCATTTGTACTACATTAGTAGAATATTTATCTTTATTAGCCATTACTTTATTAGCAGCCTCTTGTACTCCCATTCCTCTACTAGCAGCCCATTCAGTAAACTTACCTTTATTAGCAGGGTTAATATTAATTCCTCCTCCCATAGCATACATAAATTCATCATCTTCATAACCCATCATAGGACCTGCTATCATGCCTCCCCCAGGATACATTGTAGGATATTCTACATATCCTCCCATATTATAATAATCTCCAGCTAACATCAATTCTTCCATTTCAGGAATAATTCCACCATCAGCCCAAGTAGATCTAGCATAAGCTCTAAAGTAAGGATTGTTTTTTAAATTAGTTTTATGTCTAGCATAAAAGGCTTCTTTACCATATTTAGATTTGCTTTTTTCTCCCATTTTAGGATCACCAAAGTATTTTTTAGTACCATCAGGTCCAGTAACAACGTGTGTTTTACCTTTTCTATCATTACTCTTTCTTACAGTGTACCCTCCATTTCCATACTCATCTACCATACCACCCATAGACATATTAGATATTATGTTTTCTTGCACAGATTTAGGTAAAGCTTTAAATCCTGGGTTGTTTATTCCTCCTCCATTATAGTAGGAATCAACCATTCCTCCATACATCATTTCTTCTGCTTGGATTTTTTTAGCTTGCTCTAACATTTGTTTTGTAGGGTTTTTACCAGAACCTTTATTAGCTCTTATATTGTCCCACAACCCTCTTTTAGAGTAAGAACCATCTTTTCTCTTAATCATTCCTCCCATTGCCATTTGAGCTACCATTTCTTCTTCAGTACCCATCATTTGCTCTTCAGAATTTTCTGGAGCATTAGCCATCATTTCTTGTTGTTGGTATTGAGCAATAATTTCTTGAGCTTCAGGGTATGCTTTGAAGAAAGCTTCTTGTGTTGGAAATTTCTTATAAAACTCAGCTTCTGTTTTTACTCCTGCTATTTGTAATAATAATTCTTTCATAATTTATATGTTTATAGTTGGTCTAACCAACCAGCTTTATTTTGTTTTTTATTAATTTTTTGAAAAACTTTGCCACCATATTTATACTCTTCTATATTATTAAAGTCATAATCAATATAGCCACCATCTTGCCCAAATCCTGTTATTTTACCCATAATGTTTCCAAATCCTTTTGCACCTGTTGCGCCCCCTTTCATGTTGCCCAGCATACCTTTTAATCCGCCCATATTTTTAACCATTCCTACTCCCCCTTTAATATTTCCAAATAAACCTGAAGCAGTATCCATCATATTTCCAAAGTCTTGCGAAGCATTAACCATTCTATTACCTGAAACATATCCTGATTTATCATAATTAGATAATGCATCTTTAGCTTGAAAAGTTCCAACAGTGCTGCCTACTCCTTCTCCTACATCTCCAATACCACTACCAATCATTCCTACATTTCCTGTAGCAGCACCACCAATAACTTTTGCAGCACCCATTCCTACATTTCCAACTCCTTTACCTACTGCATAACCACCTGTTCTAGTTAAGAATGAATCTCCTAATGCACTTTGGGTAATATCTCCTACAATAGGTACTGTACTTAATACACCTGTTAAAGCACCGACAGGTTCTTTAGCCCAATCCATAAAACCCCAATCTACTTTATCATCTTCAAAAGATTGTCTATCTTTTCTTACTTTTGTATGCATAAAATCATTAGCATATGCTGACTCTAAATCAGCTGCTGAAGCTCTATTAGCATTACTATTAAATACCCTAGGGCTTCTTTGTCTAGAATAAAAAGGCATCATTCCCCCATATTGATATTTATTTATTCTGCCCCCATTCATGTTTACTAAATCATTTAGATTAACTCCCATATCATAAGGAGTAGTATCATCACTAAAGTGTACTCTAGGAACAGGATTATAATTTTCATGAAATACATTACTTTTATGTATATATTCAGGAAACCCTACAGGTAGCATATCCATCATTCCTCCATTTTGATATTTTTTTAAATACCCTCCATTTTTACCTGTAGGAAGATTAAATGAAGGAGTATTAATATTCCAATTAAAATTATTAGGAGAAGGAACAGTTTTAACAGTAGGAGTATTTCCCATAAATCCTGTACCTGTTTGAGTATTTTGATTTGAATAAAAAGAATCAAATAACCCTGCTTGTTTTAATTTTTGGTCATTTTGCCAATTTAAATAAGCATCACTATTTTCAAAATTTAATTGCTCATTTGTTTTTGGAGCAGTACCTGGTGCTTGCCAATTACTTATATCAGGCATTATTTGAGGCATATTTCCAGACATATTACCAAACTGACTTAGTAATCCTGTTGCTTGACTAACTCCTTGATTAACAGCACCAAGAACATCATTAATTCCTGAAAATACACTTGGCTTGTTAATTTCCTCTTCCATATTTTCAATGTTAGTAGGCATAACAGATCTAAAGTAACTATTATCTTGATATAATTGAGGACCTACTCCAAAACCTTTATAACTATCTTGATAGTTAAGGTATCCTCCTCCTTGATATTTAAAATAAGGGTTTTGGTATCTATCCACTGCAGTTTCTACTGCATTTACACCTGCCATACCTTTATTAAATTTATTAGCTTTATTTACTAAATCAGATGCTTTTTGCAATCTAGTAAGTTTGTTTAATACCCTTATCCCTGGAATTAAACCAGTAGCACTTAAAGCTGCATCTCCATAATTACCTTCATTATATGCATTGTAAGTATCTCTTATTGCATCAGGCATTCCCATTGCATATCCTGCTAAAGCTAAGGGGCCTCCAGCTAATATTCCTACTCCTGTAGTAGAAGCCCCTATTCCTGCTAGTTGAGCTACTAGACCTGCATCTGACAAATAATCCATCCAGTCAGCTTCATTGTTTGTGTTATTTTTTTCAGGAGTTATAATTACTTCTGGTAAAACTTTTCGTACTGTTTTTATAGGATTTTTTGCGTTTTCCCCTTTAGGTAACATTTTTGTTGGTTTCTTCATATCATTATTTATTTTTCCTCCATTTTTTATTATAGGTATCTCTGTTACTTTATCTGTAGAAAATACATAGTCTCCTGTATTTGGGTATAAAACTACTCCATTAGCTTCTACTGGAAAAGCCATATTATTAGTAGTTATATAATTACTATTAATTATTTTTTTAGGTGTAAAATTATTTAGGTTAGATATTAAATAACCCTTATCGTCATTTATTTTTCCTCCTTTTGCAAATGCTTGTATTTGATTTAAATATTCATCTTCCGACATTCCACTTTCAAGAAACTTTCCATATTCCGTAGGGACATATTGCCCATTAATTATTTGCCCTGTCATTTTCCCATTAGCATCATAAAAACTTTCACCTTGTCTTTCTCCGCTTTGTCCTTGTCTTGAAAATCCTCTTGGTTGTAGGTATTTTCTGAAATCTGGAGTTTGCTGAATAGGCATTTGTTCAACTACTGACTCCACATAATCTTCTGGAGTGCTAAATTCTCCGTTTACATTTACGTTGAAATTAGTGTTTTCTGGCTTTATTTCCTTTCTAACTTGTATTAATTTGGAGCCTTTTACATCGTTTGGAGCAACTTTGCCATTTACTTTTCCTTTAGTTGTGTTTATTGTAGAGTTATCCCCTACATTTAAAATAACTGGTTGAACTGGCTTTTTGTAAATAGGCACAGAAAAGAAATTTCTAATAACTTCTCCCTCCTTATCTTTTGCTAAAGGCTTCCCATAATTAGGGTTTTTTCTGTAAGTTTTATCAGTTTTATCAAATCCTGGCATTGGATTTTTTAAGTCCCCTTTTAAATATTCTGAATTTCTCCATAAACTATCGAACAAATCAGCCATTTCTATAGGAGCTATTTGCCCATGCATTAATTCAGCCTGTTTTTTTAAATCTTTTTTACCCCCTACTCGATTATCCTTTATCCCATCGTTTCCATCTTGAATTATATTCTGTAAAAACTTATTTGGATTAACTCCCATTGCTTTTTGATATTGCTTTTTCTGAGACGGAGTAAGTTCTCTATTATTTTTAACAGAACCCTTTGTGTCGTACTTATACCCCTGTTTTAACAAACTATTCACTCTGCCCATATTGGATGCGTTAAATAAAGCCAAGCTATCCTGATACTTCTTTAATCTAGGATCATTACGATTATCTACATAAATAGGGGCATTTACTTTTCCTCCATCAGCAAACTCTGGTGGAGTAGCCATTGGTTGTCCAGGATATACTTTTGGTGCATTTTGTTGTAAAATAATATCAGACCTTAATTTTGTTTTAGGGTCATAATAAATTTTATCTTCTAGTTCAAAAGGGTTAAACATTAAACTTTCTAATTTATCTAAAACGGGAGTTGCTTTTTTTAAATATTTACCTACACTTGGATTGAAATTTTTATCAATAAACTGATTTGCATATCTTGTAGGATCAAAATCAAATCTATCTGAATATTTTAAATATTCTCCTTTAGCATCTTTACCTTTAGTTACATAATGTTTTCCCATAACAAAATCATCATAAGGATATAAATCAAATGCTGGGTTAACAGGGTCAGGTACTCCATCTTCATTAGGTACTCCCCAATTTCTTACAGCTTCATCAGATAAAAGAGTGTCAGGATAAAGTTTATTATAATCTCTTATTCTATATTTATTTGGAGCAGTTTGCTCAAATGCTCCTGTTTTAGAAGGCAACCCTAAATACATTCTAAGAGCATCTTGCTCTCTAGCAAGAGGTTCCATAGGTTCATTACTATAATCTTTTCCTTCTATACCAACTGCTGTTTTTAAAAGTTGGTTTAAAGGAGTAAAGTATCCTTCTTTAGTATCTAAGTTACCTAAGTTTTCTTTTAAAGATAAGGCTTTTTTTAATTTAGATAATGTGCTTTTTTTATCTTTAACTTTGCCTCCATCTTCATATTGATTTATTTCTCCTCCATTTAAATACTCTATAGCTTTTGTAGATTTATTACCTAGCAGTATATTTTTAAAACTATCATACAATTCTTTTATAGAATGTTTATATTTTATTTCTTTAGGTATAGTAGCATAATATGCAAAAAAATCTTCATATAAATTTGGATTTTTATGGTTTAATAATCCTACTATAGGTAAATTTTTATTTTGTGTACTAGCATCAGGCAGTAAATTTTCTTTAATAAATCTATTTTGAGCTTTTATAGTTTTTTCTGGTTCCATTAAATAATCCCCACTTCTAATACCTTTTAAGCCTTTTTTTCTAACTTCTTCAATACCTTTTTGATATAAAAGATCTTGTATTTTATGTCCTTGAAGATTTTCTTTTACTGTAATCATTCTAGGCTTATACCATTCTTCATATTCTTTAAATAAAGAAAGATTTGCTTGGATTTTATTATTAGGGTCTTTTAATAAAACAGCAAAATTTTCATCACCTAAATCTTGATAATCAAAAGATAAAGATTCTGGTAAAAACTCTTTACGACCTAAATCAAAACGAGGGGTTTTTAAAAATTTTTGTACTGATTGTTTTTTTAAAAGTTTATCACTTACATCAGCTACAGAAGAAATTATACTAGAACTAGATAGTTGTTTAGGGTTAGGTATATATTTATTTAAATAAGGCAAAGACTTTAAAGCCACTCCCATATCCATTATATCTAAAATATCTAACCCTTCTCCTAATATTCTACTAGCATCTTCATTAACTCCCTCATAAACATTTTCATCTGTTAAAGCATTACTAACTAAATTAACCGCACCTTTTCCTAATATAGGATAAGTAGAAGGAGTTAATAAATTACCAACAGTACTATATATACCTGTACCTACTCTTCCTGGAATACCAAATAATAAATCAAAATTATTATATTCAGCTTGGTCTGCTAATGTAGTAACAGGCTCTCTAACAAGCTTTTTTAATTTATCAGAAGTAGTTTTTTCTTTTGAAACAGATAATTTATCTTGAGCTCTTTTATTTTGCATTTGTTTTAAAAGAATTTCTTCATCTTTTGGAAGTTTTTTTGATAATTCTTTTAATTTATTTAGTTGAGCTAGCTGTCCAGGAGAAAGTAAAGGGTCAATAACTCTATCTCCATCAGCATATTTACTAATAGAAAATTCCTCAGAGTAGTTATCCAACCACCCTGAAGAATTAGTTTTATTAAGTTTATTTTTACCTTTAGCCATTAACGCATGGATATATTGTAATTGAGGAGTGTAAATTTAAGTATAAATTTTAAGTTTTCTAATTCTTTATTATCTACATTAACTCTATAATTAAAATATCCATTTTCTAATCTATCAATTTTTGTCCAATCCTTTGATAATGAAACATTTGAGTTAGGGTAAGGAAAAATATCTCCTACTAAGAAATTTAAATTACTGTCAACTACATAGTTCATTAAACTGTTACAAAATATAGTACCATTAATAATGTTATGTGGTTGATTATTTAATACAACATTCTTCATGTAATTAGCATTAATAGGAGTCTTTAACATTACTTCTCCACTATGTTGTCTATCAGTCCAAACTGAAATACTTGTAGGGGGTTCATCTACTAAGATAAGTTGGTTATTTACATTTTTATAACAATCCATTTTAATTCCTACATTTTGTAATGTAGTGTAAATTAAAGGATGATATGTAAATACTGCATCTACCATTGAAGGATAATTAACTCCATAGAATTTTCTATAAGAATTAAAGTTATCTTCATGTAAATATAATTTATAATCTTCATCTTGAGTAAAGAATGTATCTCTATTTTGTAAGTAAGCTATTGGCTTATAAGAATGAAAAGAATAAAATGCTTTATCTTCTGGATAATAAGAAATGGTATAATCATTATTACGATCTGTAAATAATAATCTTTTATGTCTATAATCAAAACCAAAAGTAATATCTATATCAGCCAAAGGTAATAATGGACTATAAGAATTATAATAAGCATTAAAATTATTTTTAAAGAAACTATTCATACCATAAGTAGAAATAGCATCTAGTTTTCCTCCTGACAATAAGTTTATACTTTGATTTTTTAGATCAACAAAAAAGTAGCCATAATTATTTTGAAAAGTAAATCTTTTATCTTGTAAACCCATATATCCTTCATTAGATATAAATAAGTTTAAAGGTTGAGTACTTAATATATCACTTGTTCCAACATATATAGTATTATTATTAGCTTGTAATTGAGATTCTAATACTTGTATTTTCCACATAGTATCTGTAGTGTGAGCATATATAATATTACTTTCTTGTAAAAGATTTGTAATATTTCCATATGCAGCAGGTACTGTTATAAAATTGTTAGCTAAAAATTTAGAGAATCCACTTTCTGGTACAGCAGGATTATCTGCAGTAGAAACTATAATTCTATTATCATATTGATTATCACATTCGCAAGTTTTATAAGTTTCATCTATAGGTTTAAATATGTTAAATCTTAATCCATTTAATTCATTATAATCATTATTCATAAGAATAATATTATCATGAAAATTTCTAAAAGAATCATCATACTCTACAAACATAGAATAATTAGCACAATTATCTCCATCTTGAGCACAAATAATTTGATAAAAATAACTATTTAAAAAACAATCTTCTGCATATTCTCTTGTTTTACTAGAAAATAATTTATATTTTCCATTAGCTAATTTAGGGTAATAAATTTCATTAAATGTAGGTCCTTCATATCTTAAATCTAAATTATAATCAGATTCCATTACAGAATTAATAAGAGTTACATTAGCTTTTTGTATTAAATATAATGAAAGTAAATAACCTTTATTGTTAGCTATAATATTTTGAATTCTAAAAGTTGGATCAAATTTTGTCATCCACTTAGCTCCTATACTATCATTAATATAAGAATCTTCTAACATTCCTGTAACACCTGTTCTAATAAAAGAAAAAGTGTTAATAAAACTATCTCCATAAAAACCTGTAACACTTGTTTGACCAGCACAAGCTTTTAATCCTGTATCAATAAAAAACATATCTTGTATTGCTCCATATTGTCTAGGAAGATTATTTTTTAAGGAACCATAATAAATATAACCCTCATTACAACTATTTAATATATTATTAGAAGTTGCATTATCTAAATAATTTTCAAAAAAATATTGTTCACTATTTCCTGAAGGACTTGTAGCTGTAAAAGAAACAGTTGAAGATGCTGTTCCATTTGAAAAAGAACCTCCAAAAGGTGCTAACCATCTTATTTGAGTGGTACTAACTACAGAAAAAACCATACCATTAGTAAAAGCACCCCCAGGATTATTTGTTATAGTTAAAACTGATCCGACAGGAAATGCAGGATTAGAATAATTTACAAGAGTTCCCCAAGGAGGACCACTAGTTTCTGCAACTGTAAAAGTTTGGTTAATCCATGTCTCTGTTCTAAATCTTAAAGTTGCAAAACCTGTAGAAGGCACAGGGGTTGCTGGTACTGGATTATAAAAATTTGAAGTTTTTTCTAATCTATTTGCAACTGAATTCCATTTATATTTATCTCCTGCATCAAATGGAGAAACCCCTCCTGTGTTAATAATAGTAAATTCAGTATTATTAGGATAACCTGTTAAAGCAGTTGGAAAAGTGGTTGGACTTGTTAAGTAATCTGATGAAATTGTTGCTGTAGTTAAAACTACAGGTACATCTAGTTCAAAGAAAATTTTATTAGTTGTTAATGTAGTACAATTGCATTTTTTAGCACTAGTATCTGAATTAAAAAAATTTCCATTATGATTAAAAGATAAATCTGTTGGTTTATTTAATAAAACAAAAACTCCACTTTCTCTATAAAAATTTACAAGAGAATATTCCGCTCCTAAAATTTTATTTAAAATAACATTATCTTTTACATAAGAATAATTTTCTGCACAAATATTTTTAAAATTATAAAATAAAGATCTATTTTTATAACCATTTGTTCTATCTATACTTATATTATCAGATTGTACATATCCATAATTGTACATATTATAAATTTGAATAGCAGCTCCTCTTAATCTACCATCTTTATCTAAAAAGGTAGAAGTATCTAAAACTTTATCTCCACTATTAGCTAAAGATCTGTAACCATTTTGGCCATCAATAGAATCTAAATAATATCCTGTTGTATTATATTGTTGTTCTATTTTAACATGGTTCATATTTATACCCCCTTGAACTGCCATAGTATTTCCTCCATAAAACATTAAAGCTTTATCATAATGTTCACCATACCCACATTGTTTTACAAAATCTGTAACAGTATTAGAAGTAGTTAAATCAGGATTATATTGATTTGAAAAGTAATCCCATTTAGCACCAGAGTTTACATTATGTTTTGGAAAAATATATTCTGTACCATATTTATCATTGGTAAAAGTTTCTACAAAAAACCCTTTAGCTTGAATAGATTTATTATAAGCATCTCTTCTTACATAAACTAATCTATAACCTGTTACTCTAACTCCTCCTGTCTCTTCTAAAGTAGGCATTTTAACATTGTCTAGTTTTAATCCTAAAGGATAAATTTCTAAACTATCATATTTACTATCATATCTATTTTTATTTTCTTCAATAGCAAAATCATCTACTATATTATTATGAAAAGGTTCAATAGTAGAATCAGGCATTTTAAATAATGTAATATGTTTGCCATATAATTTGTTACCAATGACTTCCGTAGGATACATATAATTATTCTCATTATAAGTAGTAGGATTAAATGGACCTACATTACATCTAGGAATTATAGGGTATCTTTCTTCAGATTCAAAATAACCTAAGTATCCTTCAGAACGAATAGTATTATTATCATTATCAATAGTACCTGAACAAAAATCTGTTGTGCTTAGACTTTTAGCAAATGCATTATATGCAGTTCTTTTAGCAGTATTAACTTCTTTCCAATAAACTCTATTATCTGTACAACATAATGCTGTATCATTAGTTTGTGGGTTTTCTCCATTCCAATTTGGAAAAGGAGTATATTTTTTATTAATTAAAGGAAATACAGCAGATTCTGACATATCCTCAAATTCTAAAACAATACCTAACATATAATTTTCATCTCTCATCCAAGATTTGTGATGAATAACATGTTCTGGGTTTTTATAACCTTTAGTTTTATTTATAGTAATTTTTCCTGTTACATATTTAACAGTAATATCATTTGCATATTGTTGATAATCAACATTTCTTTTACCATTAACTCCTGCCAGTAATAATCTATTATTATATATTAATCCACTTTTAGCAGATAAATAAAATGCTCTTTTAACTAAGATTTCTCTTATATCTACAGTTTCAGTAAAAATAGTATCTCCTTCATAAACTACAGTTAATTCAGAAGTTACTGGTTGTTTCTTTTTAAATAAAAAAGAAGTAGAAACTCCACCTACAGTTTTTATAAATCCTACATTTATATATGGATATAAAACATCTAAATTTTCAAAATTTAAAACTATACTTTTATTTAAAAGTTTAGGTTCATTACCATCTATATATTCATAAGAAAAAATAAGATTATCTTCTACTAAAGGAATATTTTCATTTATAACATAATAATTTGTAGTATTACCATTGCTATCTTCATATTGAATAAATGGTCTATACATACCTGCTTCTATAGCATAAGCTGCATTATCTATAAAATTAACATTATTTAGTCTAATACAAGTATCTGCAACTTTAAATAAATCTAATTCATCACAATTATTAATACAACAATCTGTATTAGGATCTTTTAAGTATTCTGTTATATTAATATTTCTTACTCTATTCTTACCATCCCAAAATACTATAACTATATCTTCACATTCTGTTTTAGCATAAGTAACAGATTCTACATAATTATTAAAGTCTAAACAAGGAGATTTATATATTGTAGTATAAGTATTTAAATTACCATCAAATACTCCAATTTCATTATTAGATAAAAATAAAACCCATTTATTTAATTGTTTTATTAAATTAGAATTTAATATTTTTCCAGGTAATTTAATGTTTAAATCTAAATTAGAATACTCTGAAGTTAAATAATTTTCATCACCTTCAGAAGACTCTTTTAAAACATTTAATGCAGCTCTATAAGTATCTTTAGGTTGAGCATCTGGCGAGGCATCTTGATTTATACCTTTAGTAAAAGTATAATTAGCTATGTCTTGCAAAGTCCTAGTTTTATTATTTTGCTCTGCCATAATTAATATTTTGTAAATGTATTATTTATTGTTTGAGATTTTCTTTGATCTAAACCATGATAATGATTAGGTACTAAGAATTGATTAAGTGCTTCACCCATAGCCCACATTTCATCAAATGTTTGAGCATTTAAATCTTCTCTAGCTTTAATTCTATATTTAATGTATTCTCTTTGAGCCAGTTGAAAAAAGTTTAAATCAGCATTAGACTTACTTTTTCTATACTGAATATAAGCTAATTTTTCTTCTATTGCAGCTATTAAAGCATTAATAAAATTTTTGGTATTAGGTACTAATGGTAAATCACTTTCATCTACAGGTATAGATAAATATCCTAATATTATTTCAGCTTCTTTATAATCACATATTAAATATCCATTATCAATAGTAAAAGAATTTTGAGGTCTTAACTCTCTTTCAAAATCTACATTAGTATGTCTTAATAAAGATAATTCATTTTTCCTAGGTTGTAAAATAATCCACTCATTTCTATGTCTTTCAAACCAAGGGGTAAAATCTTGAACACTAGCAAATTGAAATGATCTTGCTTTTTCTAAATTTTCAATAAACAACCAACCATTAGTTTCTAAATAACTATTATCACAAGAACAATTATTTTCACATTTGCAATTTCTTTTATAAGTCCATGTGCAATCAGGATTATTAAAATCTTGTTTTATTAATTCTGTTAGAAAAAATTGTTCTCTTAAATGTTCCTTAGATTTAGCTAACACATATAAATTTTGCTTAAAACCACAAGGTAATTTTACTCTAAAATTCTTTACTTGTAATTTTTGTACTTTTTCTTTATATTGTTTGGCTGTTCCTATTTCAAAATAAGCATCTATAATCCATTCAGTCATTAATTCTTCATTAAAATTAATTTCATTGGGAGCTATTTGTTTCCAGTTTTCAATAACTGTAGAAATGCTTGTAAATTGTAAATTATTCATCTTCTTTTAATTTTTTAGCTAAGTTTCTATCTAGTTGCCTATAAGTTGTAAATTTATAATAAGTATTAATTACATTGTGGTTATAAATAATTCTATATCTAAATCTATTTGTGTGAAAGTTTGTATAATATATTGTTTTTTGTAGTTTTTTAGTTAAGCCAAAATCAATTAATTTTTTATTTGACTTGTATCCTATTATTTTAAAAGAACCTATTTTTAATAAATTTAAAGTATGTTTTTTTAATAAAATTTCTGCAGCTACTTTAAATATTTCTTTTATTACTTTAACATATAATTTTTTATCAGCATACTCTGTTTCTTTAATTACATCATATACTGAATAATATTTTAAAGGCTTATTTATTTGTTTTCTGTGGGGAACCTGCGTCTTCATTAAATGTATCATTTATAACATCTCTATTAAAGTATTGATAAGTTTTTAATATTCTATCAGCCATCATATTATACATTTTATCTAATAACCTTTCATCTAAAGGAAATTCTGTATCTAAAAAATCACAAACATTATCACAAGTATTTTTTACTTCAAAATCATCATAAAATAATGCTTGAAGTTTTACCCATTGTGGACTATTTAAATCTGGAACAAATAAATAGTTATTTTTTATTAAATATTTAAAGTTATTTTCAGTATTACCTAATTCATTATATCTTCTAAATGATTTAGAAGATTCTGAAACAACTCTAGTATAGTTATCTCCTCTATCATTATATACTTTAGTAATAATATTATTAATTGTATTAGGTATAGGTTTTTTAGATTTTAACCATTTACAACCTGTAGGTAACTTTTCACAACATTCATTAGTATCTGCTAATTGTAATTGTACACAATCTAATGTTTGTAAATTTAAACTATAATTATAATCAGGATCTTTGATCTTTTCATAAAGTAAAACTCCTCTACATATTTTCATTAAATGATAAAAATATGCATAAGTAAATGTACTATCATCTGAAGGAAGTCCCTTATCCATAGGAACTCTAAACCCATTAATTATTTCTCGTATTGTCATTTTTTTTTAATTTTCATTTATCCATTTTGTATACAAATAACTAAAATCTTGATAACCTAAATTATACAATCTTTTAGGATGTTGTAAATAGTGTTGATATAATGCAAATAAGCTAACTCCAATATTTTCAGAGTTAGCTTGATTATTAGTATTGTTAATATGTATATTAAACATTTTAATTAAATATATGAGTAATTCTACTTATTTGTCCAAATTCTTTATGATGTAAAAATCCTTCAATTGCCTTTGGAACTCCTGTGTAACCATTTCTACTATGCCAACTATCTGAAGCACTAGGACTTCTTAAACTTTCAATTGTAACTCCTATATGGTCTTTAGCAGTTTTATGGTGTACATGGTGAGTATAAATATATCTATGCTTACAAGTACTCCAATCTGTGCTTTCATGAGCCATTAATAATGGTAAGTCAGATTGTTTTGCCCCATCACCATGTGTAGTTCCAATCAAATTGTTAAAATAACTATAATACTTTCTATGAGCTATTGAACAATCAAAAGTAATATTCTTACAATCTTTAAAATATGTTTTAATTACATCTGCTAAAAAAAACCCATTTGTATAATCATGATTTGATGGATTAAATACAAAGTGAACATTAGCTATAGGTAATAACATAGTTAATACATCTATATACAACTGCTTGGCTATCAAAAAATTATCATACCACATACCATCTGTATCTTGAGGAGTACCAGAAGTAGTCATTCTTTTTGGAGTATCAATATGTAAAATATCATTTCCTCCTACAAAAAGAATTTGATCTATATTAAATCCAGATGTTTTATCTAAAATTCCCTGGACTCCTTCTAAAACTCTTTTAACTGCTATTTGACTATTATAATCTTCCCCTGTCTCAAATGCTCTTGCAAGTTTACCTACATGTATATCTGCAGGATCTATAACTAACAAATGTCCTTCCTTAGAAGCAGTTCTTTTTATTTCAGGAAATACAGGTGAAAATTTTTGTAAATCAGAAACTAATTCATTATAAAACTTATCTTCTTCTTTTTTCTTATATAAAGGATTAGTAAAAAACATTGAAGACTTATCATTTTTAAGCCAACCATGTTTTATATCTTCTACAGGCACTCCTATAGATAAACTTTCTTGGTAAATAGCATTTAACTCTTTAACTGTATCTACCATTTCTAAAGGAACCCATACATTAGTACCTTCAGTATTTTGTTTAGTATTTTTAACATTTCTTCCGTATGTACTTAATAAAAAATCAAGCTCTTCTGAAGTTAAGTTAAAATTATTATTGTTTAATTTTTTTAATAATCTTTTTTTATTAGGTCTTGCAATTTCTAAATAATTTTTGTTACTGCTTGTCCAATTTAAAAATTTATTTACAACTTGTTGATTTACCATGTGTTATGTGGGTTTTAATATAAAAATATTAAAAATTAAACTAATACACAAAATTAAAAAATAATTTTAATATTATTTTAATTTTTATTAAGTACAAAGATACGACAATACTTATATTTTATCTTCTTTTTTTTCTTGAGTAGCATATTTAATACCCATAATAGTACCTACAATAGAAAATGCATTAGTTAATAATACACTAAACATATTACTCCAAGTTGATCCAATTATTTGAGTATCTTTATTTGATAAAATTGCAAATGAATACATTACAGTTGTTATAAAGCCAACGCTAACTATAACTCCTAAAGCAGTTTTAACAATAGTACCAATTAATTCATTTTGACTTTTTTTAATTGTTGCTTCTAAATCTTCTAAAACATTATTTTTTTCTATCTCTAAAGCAACTCTAAGCTTATTAGAATTATCTAATTCTACTTGTAAATTTTTAGATAACTCATTGATTTTGTTTTTACTAACAACAGTCTCAGTAATATCATTAGCAATTTTCATTACTTTTTTACAAACCCCATCATTATTAAGTATTGGATTATAAGTAGCTTTTAAATAAATAGTATCCCCATTCATTTTTTTTCTTTCATATTCCCCCTCAAAAAATTTACCACTACTTAGTTTTTTCCAAAACTCCTTGTATTCTTCTGATTTTGAATACTCAAAACTTACAAAAATACTATGATGTTTTCCAATAATTTTATTCTCATCTCTTTCATCAAAACCCATAGTTTTTAAAAAAAGAGAATTTGCCCCAAGAATATATCCATCACAATCAAAATAAATAACAGCATTACTTTTACTTACAGCATTAATTTCATTTTTTGCTATAACTGTTGTACTAACATCATTAGCAATTTTCATTATCTTAGTAACCTCTCCATTTTCATTTAATATAGGATTATAAGTTGCTTGTAAATAAATAACTTCTCCATCTAATTTAACTCTTTCAAATTCCCCTTCATAAAATTGACCATCTCTTAATTTCTTCCAAAACTTTTCATATTCTTTTGAATTAGCATAGTCAGTAGAAACAAAAATACTATGATGCTTACCTATAATTTTTTCATGGTCTCCTTCTTTATATCCCATTGTCTCTAAAAAAATAGAATTTACTCCAAGAATTATACCATTAAGGTCAAAATAAATAATAGCATTACTACGATTAATAGCTTCTAACCTACTTATTAATTCTTCTTTAGACAATGTTTTCATAGTTAATCCTTGTTATTTATTTATTTTAATTTAAAACCAAATGAAATACCTATTCCAGGTTGAATGCCTTGTGGGGTAAGTGATAAGGTGGGGCCTGCAATTAAAGAAAACTTATTTTTAGATTGTAAATATTGTATATGATTTTGCCTTACAGTATCTCTAACTAATAGTGTTTTAATTAAAGTATCTGATTTAACTATTACTTTATCACAGTTTGTAAGAGATGTTTTTAGGGCTACTACTAAGCTATCACAAACAGAATCTTTGCCTGCAATGTATCTTTCGTCTATCTTATATACAATCTCTTTAGATTTAATGTAATGGTCTTTTACCACATCTCTTTCTACTATCAAGGTGTCTACTTTTCTAGACAAACTGTCTTCTAGTCTTTGTATAATAGCTTCGTTTTGAACAAACTTATCATGTGATAGCCACATATATACTCCTAGTAAAACAATAAGAATTATAAATAAATATTTCATTATTCTGCTTCGTTTTCTTCGTTTTTATTAGATTTTATAATGCTTGTAATTTTTTCTGTAGCTGCAATACCAAATGAACCTAACACTAGCACTTCAAAAGCATTGAATATAAATTCATTTACAACAAGCTCTTTTCCTAAATATCCTGTAACAATATCTACAATTGCAAATGAGCACATCATGATAAAAGCTAAAAATCCAATTAAAGATTTTTCATTAATTGAATTATCATCACTAAACATTTCTCTAAAAAATTTCATAGTTTTATTTTTTAAGTTTTTGTAGTTTTAATTTATTTATAAGGAACATAACTTGTTTTACCGTTAACTTTTATGGCTTTAAGTATTTGTTTTCTTTGTTTACCAGTTGATTCATAAGAAACATGAACCCAATCAGGATTTTTATCTGTTCCAAATTCCCAAATCATTTGGTCAAAATTCAAGTTGTCTTTAATGAATTGGAATACTTGAGCATTAGTAACTCCGCTTGAGCTACCATCCATATCAATATCAATTGCTTCACCTTGGCAATGTTGTGAGGTTAAACTCCCACCAATAGCTTGGTTTAAAGCTTTGCTTCTATATCCACTAGATATAAAAATAGGAACATTAAAATGCTCTCTAATAGGCTCGAATATTTTTTCAGCCAATAATTTAAAGTTTTCAATATGCTCAGGAGTAGGCATGTTGCTAACTCCTTTTCTTTTTGCAGTTTCTGATCTTGTAACTTCCGCTAGATCTAAATGTTTTGATAATTTCATAATTTTATTTTTTTGTAGTTTTTTTTATTTCTTGTGTTCTTATTAAAACTTCTTTTAAGGTTGTCCAAATAGAAAACCCAAATATAGATTTAATATTTTCATCTATACTTTTTGCTTCTACAAAACATAAAGAAAGTGTTATAAATTTAGTTAATAAATAATTGTTTTGATAATGTACTTTTGTAAACTCATTTATTAAGTTATAGTCTATTATAAAAAATGTTATTACTGTTAATTGGTAAAGTAGAAATTTACTTATAATAACACTTGCTTTTCTTGAAGTAACAGATTCCCACCCTTCATTTTTAATGGCTTTTGTAATGCCTAATATAGTGTCTAAAATAATCATAGCTCCGACAGCTAATAATAATCCTGCTATAGGAGAAAAAAAAGTTATTATAGACATTATAAAAGCATTAAAATATTTTCCCATTATTTTTAATTATTTAAAAGATATAAAGGCTAGTATTAAAGACTTTAAGAATAGGATTAAATCAAATTTAGGCATTTTCATTGGTTAATAGTTATGTTATAAATTTATTCAGTTAATTTTTCGTAAGGTTATCTATACTTGGAGGTTTTATGGATTCTATCCAATCTAAATATTCTTGCGGAGCTTCATCATACCATACCCACCCTTCTTTATTTTCTGCTATTCCTATTTCTTCATAACCTTTTCTAGTTATAGTATAAGTCGGTGCTATTACTTCAAATTTAGCATAAAGCCATTCATTATCCGTTTGCTTATAAAAGCCTGATGTGTCTATTATTTCTTGCATATTTTTTAATTTATTACTGTCCATCCTTTTGCTGTAGCTATTGATTGATTGCACGTTGCAGCTCCTGGATTTCCTGTTATAGTTACATTTTGTGTTCCTGATGCTGTGCCTAAAGAAGTAAAAAATGCATTCAATGATGATGCATTATGGTTTTGATTTGAAATATTTACAGCTCTAGTTAATCCTGTAAGAATTAATCTTTTTAAAGCTCTACTAGTATTGAACAAATTGGTTGTCGTAACGCCACTACAATTTGTTATTTCTAAATCTTCTAAAGCTGGTGTGTCAAAAAATGATTGATTAAGATTCAATAAGTTTGAACTACTAATTAATTTTACTTTCCTAACATTTACAGCTCCAAAACAAAAGTTACTTAAACTTGTAGCTACTGGAATACTTACATCACCAACAAATTGACTTCCTATTCTTAAAAAATTAGTGCAATCTGTCGCATTTGGCAAACTAATTGTTCCTATTTTATCAGTGTTAACTCCAGCTAATCCACCATTTACATTCGTAGCATTAAATGTGAAATTTATTGGGTTTCCATTCAAATCTCTAGCATTTCTACCCAAAAATGAAAAAGGAGCGAATATGGTAGGAGATGACGTGTCAAATCTAAGCCGCTCTATTAACTCTAATCCATGGTAATTTTGATTTAATGACAGACTAGTTGTTGACACCATGTCTATAACCTTTAGGCATATTGGCTTACTAACATTACATAACCCAAAAATTCTTAAACCAGTATTTGCCAATTTTATATCTAACCAATGATTAGATTTTTGAGATACATACATATCAACTAGTGTTTCTAATGGATTTATGTCAATAGTCACTAATACGTGTTTATAAACTCTACCAAATTCATCTGTAATTTCAGGAGAACTTATAGTTGAATAATTGTAAACTTTATTTTGTATCCAAGGGTATGCACTACCTGTAATAGAAGTTCCATCTCCCCAGTTTATAGTTGCATTATAACCTATATTCAATTGGATTCCACATTCATTGTGCCTATCATTAAATATAGCGAATAGCCCTGCGAATTTCTTATCTGTACTGATTATATTAGGCATTGCTAACCATTGTGCAGGTCTAGTCCAAACATTTCCTGGAGGTAAAACTTTTATATAATTGCTCATACTGTTAATATATTTAATCTTATAACACTAGAAATTGAAACGGTTATGTTTATTAGAGTACCTATTGTTATAGTATCCCCTAATGTGTAAGGAGTTAACCCTACAGTAGTCGTTATAGTTGTAGTTGGTGCATTTAAAACATTTGTAACGCTATTTATTTTCATAGCATACGGAGCGTAAAAAGAATAAGTTAAAACACCGCCTGTAAAATCTAAGGCAAATGTATCTGCATTTAAAGCATTTTGTAAGTCTGTTTGACTACTAAGTGTTCCAGTTATTCCACCCCATACAGGAGATACACTAGCAGATATTTCAACGTAGGTAGAACCTGTCCACCGATATAATTTATTGGTGTCTAATGTTACATAAATAACGCCCGACTCGCCTGTGACTGGTAAGGCTGCAAAGTTTGCTACTTCTATAAATTCATTTTCTTCTAAAGTAACCCAATCTCCCTGTTGATTTAAAACTAAGCCTGCATTACCTCCACTAGAAATACCTAAACAATTTTTAACTATACAACAAAAGTTAGCACAACTGCTGTATAATAAATTGTATAGTTTGGTACCTGCTTTGTACCCAAACATTGTTAAAATATCTGCTCTACTTAATCTGTTCATTTATTTAACTTTTTTAATATGTTTTGTTTAATATAAATATATCACTATAAATATTATTAGTTGCATTATTGGAACCCCATTGTACAGTAACATCTAATGTATTACTTATTGTAGTGTTAAAAGTTGTGTTATTGACTACATTAAATCCAAATCCTTGAACAGAAGCATTATTAGTTTTTGTGTAATGAAAAGACCCTAATGATACAATAGAAGCTACAGTAGCAGCTCCAACTTGTCTAATAGTGAAATCAACATTTAAACTCCATACATCATCTACAATAGCACTTCCAAGGTTTTGAACTCCACTATCTAGAAGAATAACAGATCCTGTTTTTAATTTAATTCTAATAGTTTGATTATTTGCAGCATCCATAACACCACCAAAGACAGCTCTAAAACTATCCCCTACTTGGAATCCATTTGCAGGAACTGATAATGTACCTACACCTGCACCTATTAATGTTGTTTCTACTGTAGTACCTGTAATAGGTGTACTATTTGCTGTTTGAGCAAATAATCCTGGCATACCTACAGGTCCTGGGACACCTTGTATTCCTTGAATACCTTGAGGTCCTTGAGGCCCTGTTGAAGCACTCCAATTACCTTGTTGATTTAAATACAATGTTGCACTTCCTAAAGAACTAATTCCAAGACAGTCTTTTACCATGCAACAGAAATTAGCACAACTACTATATAGTAAGTTATATAACTTTCTTCCTGCTTTATAACCAAAAAGGTCTATAATTTTTTGTTTAGTCATTAGTTATTTATTATGCAGATAATACAAATAAATCTCCTCCTGGAGTTGCTTCACCTGTATATAGTTCTGGCATTTCAATATCTCCAAAAAATACTCCTTGTAAAATTGCTTCCGCAGATATTTCTGAAAATGTTTTATTATTTGTACTAATAGTTGTAGGAGTTCCTCCTCCAGGAATAATAATTGTATTACCTTCAAGATCTGTTGTTGTAATATCAGGAAAAGTAATTCCAGGAAAAGCTGTAACATTTAACCATAAATTAGTATTTATAGACTCTAGAACACTAAATTTATATATTTCTTCTGTAACAATCATGTCAGTAGGATTACCACTCCAAGAAGCAGGAAAATTCCATTTAATTCTAGCTTTTTGTACCCAATCTAAAAATTTATATCTATTATTAGGCTTAACTTGAAAAGCATCTAAAATTACAGTTTGGTCTTTATCAGTAATTAATAAAGTTTTATTTTCTTCTGATAGAAAATCTATAAAATAATCAGTGGCTAATTTTATATATTTTACTCTAAATTCGTTCATTTCTTTATATTTTATTTTATTTAATTATTTACTAATATTACATACTATTATTAAGGGTTATCTTTGGAATTGCAGTAACTAAAGGTGAGAATATAATTGAATTATAATCTGAAGTAAGGGCTGCACCCCCTGGTACATTTAAGAAACTACCAGAATCTATCCAAAATTGTGTACCATTAACAGATGTTCTAATACCTAATGATAAATTATTTAAATCAAAAGTACAACCAGTAAAAGTAGAAGTATTGCCATTATCTTCCCAAATATAAATTCTACTTTGAGTAGGATTTGCTAAAGCATAAATTGTATTAAATATAAAAGTACAATTTTCAAAAGTATTGTCTCCATTATTCCAACTAGTAATTACTCTATGAGCTTCTATACTTACCGCATTTAATCTAACTTTACCTGATATATTAGCAATACCTTGTGTAGCAACATTGTAATTATAGCCTTTAACTTTGCCCTTCCACATAGTAAAAGACCCTGTGGTTACACTAGCAAAAACTGAATTAGTATATTCAGATTTCTCATTTTTATTATAAATTATTACTGAAGAATTATTAGTTTGATTAAATACTACATCAAAGCCTAAAATACAAGAAGTAACAACGTCATAATAATTATAAATTATAACATTACTTTGTTCAAGATAAAAAACATTACTTGGTGCTATAGAAGGATTTGTATTTATTAAAGGAGTATTTCCTAAAGTTAAATTACTGTTTCCAGTCATTATAAATAAAGTTAATTGACTAGGATTTGTAAAATTAACAAAACTGTCTGATATATACAAACTTCCATCTCTTGTTGAAATAAAAGTTCTATTTACTGTAAATGTACTACCAGTTATAAGAATATTTCCCTTTCTTTCTGCAACTAAAAAAGCTTGTGTATTTGTAGTATTTAAATCTACAAATGTACAATTAGTCATTAATAAAGTAGCTCCTTCAGATACAGCAAATAAATTTGATGAACTAGAGTTATTTGTTATTTTAACATTTATTAAGCTAGCAAAAGCTCCTGTTGCAAATAATCCTATTATAGCAGCATTATTCTCAGAAGCCAAAGTTAAATTTCTAAAAATAATAAAGCCTATAGAAAAACTATGCACTCCTTGTCCAGCAGATCCTTTAATTGTAACATTCTCTTTAATTCCAGACAAAGATTGTATTTCTAAAAAATTTTTATCTTGCAATAATGCGCCAAATTCAGATTGAGAATTTAAAGTATATATACCATCTTCTAAATTTAAAGTAATAGTAGAATTGTTAAAATGATATTTAGATAATTCAGCTAAAGCAGTGTTAATATTATTAAAAGGGGCAGTTTGACTTGCCCCTATAGTTATAGTAGCACTTCCTTGCCAAACAGGTTGTTTTTTATTAATATCATTATATACACATTTAACTGCATTCCAAATATTATTTAAAGCTACAGTTAAAGAAGATCCTGTAGCAACAACTGTTGCTGTATTATCACAGTTTCTTATATTTGCTCCTGTATAATTTATTGTATTTGTTGTAGGAGTTGCAGCACATCTAACTGTATCCCATAATTGAGATAAAAAAGTATTAAAATTAGTTCCTCTAAAAAGATAATCATTTCCATCACAATCTTGTAAATTATCTCCTGTATAAATTAAACAATTTGTAGATTGTAATCCACAAGGACATTCTTCTGTAAATTGTTCAGTAGTACAAGTACAAGTAGTTGTACAATTACAAGTAGGAGTTACTTGAGTACAACTTTGACATTGTGAACAACTAGAACAGTTACAATTTGGGTAATTATTACACATATTATATATTTTTTATTATTATTTATTATTTTTTATTAGCATCCTAAAAATTGAATAGGAATACCTGCAATATAAGATGGTTCTATATTTATTGATGTTGGATTAGAGTTTCCTATAGTTGAAGTAAAAGTTCCTGTTACAGTAGAATCTACAGTAAATGTATGAGAATGTTCTCCTGAAGGCCCTACCATTGATGCGGAATAATAATTACCTGCATTATTTTGTCCTGTTTCAAAGTTAGCACAAGCATTTTGATCTCCTGGAGGAGTTGGATCTGCAGGATTTACAGGACATCCTGAATCATTATCAATTTTAACCCAATGTCTATGTTTACCATCTAATTCTGTTTCTCCTGTAAAATTTAAAGTAAATTCTGCATCTACATCTAAAGAAACTAAAGGAATATTAGGTTCAGCTAATGTAATAGTATTAGATCCTCCTGTTGTACAGCATGCTTCACAATTATATTTTAAATATCTACCACAAGCATTTATAGTACCATTTCTACCATCAGCAATAGCCCAACCATTTAATCCTGCAGAAGGTTTACCTAATCCAGTAGGAAAGAAATCACTAATATCTCCAAAATAAGGAAGAATAGTTTTTTTAGGAACAAATGCTCCTAATTGAAATGTTTTGCTAGTTGCAGTTTCATTAACTGTAACTCCATTACAAGCTGTAACATTAATAATTTTATTTGCAGGAAAATTATTTACTTGATTTTGTAAAGCAGTTAATTGAGTATTTAATGTTTGTAGTTGAGTACAAAATGCAGACTCAGTATCTAAAATACTTTGTAATACTGTTAATAAAGAAGTTTTAGTTAAATTAATACAAGGACTATTTTCTACTAAACTTGACATGTCTAATTGACTTTGGAGTATTCCAATACAATTATCAAACTTAGCAATTACAGATGTAAGTAATTCACCATTAGTAATAGTGTTACCATTACATATAACTAAATTAGGTCCAGAGTAATGAATTAATCCAGTATTGCTTTCTAAAGGGTTACAGTCTACACACATATTTTTTATTTAATTACTTTACAAACTTATGAATAAATTTTAAGTTTTTAATTAGTTTTTTCTATTAAATGAGTAATTGGTTTTAAGTCTAAACATTGAAGAGTAGTAAACACATCAAATTGGATATATTCATATTCAAATGTTTCAATATATAAATAAGATTCATTAGAAAAAATTTCATTAGTAATAGAATCATATTGAAAATTAAAAAATCCTAAGTAATTTGCTTTTTCTAATATTTCTAATACTTTTGCTACATCTGCTACAGTATTTAATTGACAATTTATCCATAAAGAATAAATATAAAATCCATCTGTATTAGGTATTGTAGGTAATTCAAATCTAAATTCTCTTGAAATATTAATAGTTTTAGTAATTGTTTTTACTATTAATTCTATTTTATTTCCTACAATTTTATTAAATCTTTTAATAGTTTTAATAGAACCATCTTCATTACTAGTACAACTAAAAAATAACTTACTCATTTCTGGTAAGTTAAAATTATTTTCTAATAATTGTTTTGTATGAATTAATTTTTGTAATTTATCTTTACAAGTTTTATACCCATAAGTTTCTGATCTACAAAAAGATTGTACTAACTTTGAAATTTCAGTATTTAATTTACACAATAAATCTTTATAAGTACTTAAAGTCATATATTTAGTTATTTACAACCACAATCAATATTTAATACTCCTAATTTATACTGAAGGCATACATTTATTTCTGTAGCAGTTTCTTTTTTGCAAAGACTAGCAGCAGACTTTAATCCTTCTCTATAAAGTTTTAATGTTTCAATATCTCTAGTTTGTTGAGTTAATTTACCTGTACAATCATTTTCATTACAACAATTATTTTGTAGTAATTCTAAAGTTTTTTTATCAATAGTACAATCTAATTGACAAGTATTATAATAACAAAAAGTTTCTTTATTAACTACTAAAGGACTATTAGGATTTATTTGTTGCTCTACAACTAATTCTAAAGTATAATATCCTTCTGCTATATCTTGTAGAAGTGCACTTATATTAGTTTGTTGGCCTAAATTTTTAGCATTTAAAGTAAGTTGTCCTTCAAATGGAATTAATATTTTTTTAGGTATAGTTTGACCAGGAATTAATACATTAACATAAGTAGAAACAATGTTTCCTAATGTTAAGTCATACTCAGAAGTATTATTAACATAAATATATTTGCAACTATGTTGACTAAATTCTAAATTTAAATTCATTTTATTGTGCTTTAAAGCTTTCGTATAAGTTTAATATTTCCTCTACAATAGGATCTCTATGGTTAGTTTTTAAAATTATTTTAGTATAATTCTTTAATTCTTTTTCTTGTAAAAAATCTAAAAATTTTATTCCTGAAGTAATTCCTCTACCTAAATCTATTTGATTAATATCTCCACATAGCATCATCTTACTTCCTTTACCTAATCTTTCCAGAACCATTTTTACCTGACTTTCAGTAGTATTTTGTACTTCATCCACTATAATTACAGCTTCACAAAATGTACTACCTCTCATATAGGCAAAAGGTTTTATTTGTATAGACCCTTCTTTTATCATGCTATCTATTTTGTCTTTCTTATATAAAGAATAAAAATTTTGATAAATAGCTTGTACATAAGGATCTAATTTTTCTTCTAATCCTCCTGGCAAAAAGCCTAGTTTTTCTCCTGCTTCTACAGCAGGTCTTGTTATTATAATGTGTTTTACTTGCTTTTTAAAAAACAAATCTAAAGCTACTTGACAAGAAACTAAAGTTTTACCTGACCCTGCCTTTCCTGCAATATAAGTTATACTATTTTGAAGTATAATTGATTTTGCGTTTTTTTGTTCCTCATTTAAAGTAATTTGGAATTTTATATTTTTTTCTCTTTCATTTGCAAATTCTGGCATAAATATATTTTAGGTGTATTGCAAATATTAGAATTAATTTTAAGTTTACTAAATTAAAGTTTAATTATTTAATATTAAGGAATTATTGTACAGTTTTTAGTTAGCAATATAGTCTCTAAGTTTGTGCCTGTAATTAAATTTGGGTTTCCTGGAAAAAATGTAGTACAAGTAGAAGAAAAAGCAGTTTGAGCATTTGCCCAAGGTTCACTAGATGTAAATCCTGCCGTTGTCATTTGGTTAGCACTTAAATTTAAATTAATTAAACTTGTTGGCAATATAATTGAAGGATTAAATGTTACTATATCATTATTTTCTAATCTTAACTCTAACAAATTAGTCGGCAAGGCAATTGTCGGATTAAATGTTACTATATTATTATTAATTAAATTTAAATATTTTACACTATTTGGTAAAGCAATTGTTGGATTAAATGTTACTATAGTATTATTATTTAAACTTAAAGTTTGTAAATTACTTGGTAAGGCAATTGTAGGATTAAAACTTGTTATACTATTATTATTTAAATTTAAAAATGTTAAACTATTTGGTAATGCAATTGTTGGATTAAAAGTTGTTATATTATTATTATTTAATAATATTGTTAGTAATCCTGAAGGCAATGCAACTAGAGGGTTAAAAGTTACAATTTGATTAAAATCTAATCTTAATTGAGTTAAACTACTTGGCAAAGCAATACTAGGGCTAAATGTTACAATTTGATTGTTATTTAATCTTATTTGGGTTAAACTACTATTAAACCCTCCAATCTTTTCTACTAAAGTAACATTTTTATTAGATAAATTAAGAGTTCCTAATCCATCTACTATTATGTCAGCTTGTAATCTGTTTCCATTTAAATTAAAATAATTTATTACTACAGAAGTAGCACCTACACTAGTTAACCAATTTTCAAAAGTAATTTGATCTGTAACTCCTGCACCAACTAAAGACCAATTTGCTGTTATATCAAAATTATAAGGAGGTCCTGGTGGCACTACAGGTCCACAACAATCTAATAGTTCACAACAAGTGAGAACTTTAATTATTATATTAGTAAAGTTAATTGTTTCAATAGTTTGTTTTGGTCTAATTACATCTGTAGTTATCCACCATTGACTTTGGTTATTAGAACACAAGGTTGTATTTGCACAACAATTATAAACATCTAAAACTAATTTGTTTAAAGACTGCCAATTAGCCCCTGGTTTTTTTCTACTATAAATTAAAGCAGATTTTCTTACAAAGTAATCTGCTTGTTTATCACAGCAAGGGATATTAAAACAAGCAAATATGTCTGAAATTAATTTTGACATATTAACAAAAGCACCTTGGTTAACAAGTTTATGCTGTCCTTTGTAAATTGTCTCTGAAATGATATTAATTTTTTTCATGTATTTTTATTTATTTATTTTTAAAATCTTATTTGTTTATGTTCTCCATTAACTCTACAGTTAATAATTCCTGTAAATTTATTTTCTTTTTCAGAAAAGTCAGCAGAAATTAATTGATAAATATCTTCTTCTTTTAATTCAGGCTTTAAAGAAGTGTAAAGTGTATTTAACTTTTCAGTCAATTCAGAAGATACTACTCCTTCTCTTGATTCTTTAATCTCTGCTATTAATTCAGATTTAGCTTCTGCA